GGATACTGGTATTTGCGGCAAAGATTGCATAAGATAGTACAAGAAGGGTTGAAAGATTTGAAAATAATGCTTGACAACCCTGAAAAAGAGGAGTAGGGGGAGAAGCGCATGGAGGATAAAATAATGGATAAGGACGCAAAGCGTAAATACGATAAAACCAAGGCACACCAGATTTATTCCCTATCTGATGGATCAATTGTTGACGGTGTTACTACTATCATCGGCAACAATCTGGGCTGGAACAAGGGTGCATTGATAGGGTGGGCACGGAAGGAGGCAACCGCCGGACGTGATCCCAACAAAGTATTGGTGGAAGCTGGAGATATTGGTAGCTTGGTGCATTTCCTGGTTGACTGTCACCTTGCCAAAGAAGAGCCGGATCTGTCTGATTTTAGCAGCAATCAGATAGATGTGGGATTGCACTGTTTTAATAAGTTTCTGCTCTGGAAATCTGAGCATGATCTTACCGTTATGGACGTTGAGCGCCCCCTTGTTGCCGAGATATATGGATATGGGGGTACACGGGATATCAAGTGTCTGTTGGATGGACGTGTAACCATTCTTGATTGGAAGTCCAGCGTTGGGGTATATGATGAACACTGGATACAGGCGGCAGCTCTACTGCGACTTGATTATGAGAACATGGACGAGATGTATGATTGGGATTGGCGCACCCTGGCTACATGGCCCGACTTCAAGATATTACATATAAGCAAGACAGAAGGTAAGGAATTTGAAGTTATGTCCAAATCCAGTAAAGAATTATTAAAATATTGGTGTGTTTTTGAACATTTACTGGAAATACACAAGTTAAAAAAGGAAATAAATCCACCCAAGCAACGCAGGGAATAAGGAGGGAATAACATGGAATTTTGTCCAAAGTGTAACAAGAAGATGTCATTGATACCGGCGGGTGTCAGCAAGAAGACAAGCAAACCATATAATGCATTCTGGAAGTGCGAAAGCGGTGTACAGGATCATACCATATGGTTAGATTTTCCCAAAACGGAACCAGCGAATGCTGTTCCTACGGCTGAACCCAAACCATCACGTTCCGCCGTCATTGCCGACAATGAATTGCATAAGGCCGAGAGTATGCGTATACTCAATGCCAAGAATGGTGCAGCATCTATCGTGGCAGCATTGATACAGTCAAGCCAGTTGAAGCAATGTGACGTAGAGGTTGCGTTTGATCTGTACTGCAACCATATCTGGAACTTTAAGCCCAGGGGGGAGATATGAAGCGCAAGTATCCCTATTATCGGTATACGCGCTACAGCGAACTGGATGAAGATTTATTCTCGTGGTATATACACTTCATGCACAAGGGGATACCCGTTGCCCTGGTTGCCGGAGAACAATACAGTGTATGGGTATGGGGAAACGAATGCAAGACATACAGTGGAAACAAGGAAGACCCACCGCCTAACAATGAGGCAATAGAGGGAGGCATCATAGCATCGGCCAATGGATTCAGGGATAAATTCATGGAGGAAGTATGACAACTATTACCATAGACGACATAAACTGCGCTATTAACCAGATCAACCAGGAGATTGAACGCGACCAGCAACACATATACAATGTCATCAAGAAGGAGTTACAGCGGGACATGCTGTTGCGTATAGTGCAGGCACACAACAGACGTAGAATGCGTGAAGAATGGTTTAAAGAATCAACGAAAAAACAATTGACGAGTATGGAGGAATATTGATATGATACAAGATATGTTTCAAGCAAAAGATATGACATTAATTATTTGTTGTGGTTGTGGAACTGTTTTTGCAATACCAAATCTATTTTATGAAGAACTTCAAATAACCCATAAATCGTTTTATTGTCCCAATGGTTGCAAAAATCATTATCCAGATAAATCAGAAGAGGACAAACTAAAAGATGAGTTGGAAATAAAACAAGACATTATTACACATTTGGAGGCTCGTTGTAATAGCATGAAGGGTGCCTATACAAAACTCAAGAACAAAAAGGGATTAACCCAATGATTCGATGGATTATCGTTGGATTAGTGATAGGGTTTGGTATTTGTGCATCGGGTGCATGGTTGGCGCATTGCTCTTACCTTGATACACGGTGTAACATGGGGCAGTTGTACCATAACGGCCATGTATACACGCTAACCAAGGTGGATATGACTGCCCCACAATTTCGGGCGGATAATGCAGACTATGACTGCACAATCAAGGATAGATGGATAGGGGAAGGGGGTTAATTATGGGTGACAGATACATCTTTACAGTTGATTGTCTTAAGTGTGGTTTCCATGATGATGATGCGTATTATGCACCAAGTTGTGGATTTACTACATGGCGATGCTTAGAATGTGGATACAGGGCTGAAATCTTAGATACCATACATTTAGGCCATGAGGTTAAGGAGGATGAAGATGGCACAGACGTTTGAGATTGAATGTATTGATAAATGGGGTACTAATAGGCTTTTTGATCCATTTATGATACGGCAAGCATTAAGGGAATATATAGAAAATAGGGGTTTGGAAGATTATACCGGAACCATTTCAGTCAAGCGTATTGACGATCTCCATGACATGCCATTGAGCACGTCAATGGAAGAAAAACTATAAATAGGAGGTAACAATGAATCGCAAGCATTTAGTGGTAATACTGGTTATACTGGCAGTAGTAATCGGATTGTATTGTGTGGCGGGTGCAGCAGACCAGCCGCAGCCAACACGCAAGGAACTGTTGTTGACCCAGAAGGCTCTGCTGGAAACACAGTTTGAGCTTATGCAGACAAAACTCACCGTCATGCAACAACAGTACAAGCAGATCATGGATGAACTGCAACCCATGCTGGATAAGGAAAAGAAGGATCTGAAATTGGATGGCAAGGGAATACCAACAGCACCCAAGGCGGAAGTACCTAAGACACAATGAAATATGTAATCCTGAGCATTGTTGCACTTGAACTCATCCTGCTAGCGGGGTTCCTGCTGTTCATCTGCACAGTCAGCGACCTCTTCCCACGCAGGGCGCAGAGAAGGTATTGGTGCGAAGGATTGAAAGGTAAAATATATGGATAAAGTCTGGGCCGTAGTCCCTATCTACTATCCTGATCCCGCCAATTTCAAGAAGCTCTTGGATGCACTGAGCGGGCAAACATACCCATTGGATAGGATCTTGATCGTGGATAACGGGGTGCCTTACAATCCCTATAATATTGCTTTTCCAATATCCAATACATGCGTGTTGGTTATGAAAAGTAATTTGGGTTCGGCAGGTGGATTTGCTTGGGGAATGAAAAAAGCCTATAACCACGGTGCAGACTGGGTCTGGTTGCACGATGAGGATGATTGGCCGGAGCCGGATTGTTTGGAGAAGATGATTATGCCCTATTGGGATTCACCAGAGCTTAGGGTGCCGGTCATATCTGATCCCAATACCGGCAAAGTAATATATAAGAACATGAAAAAGAATGGCATATGGGGAAACTATTATCCAGTTGGATATAGGGTTGACTTTACAGACATGGCACCATCATCGGGCTTACTTATTCATCGGGATGTTATAAAAGATATAGGTGTATATGATCCTGATTATTTTATAGGCCACGATGACCACGATTACTGTCTACGGGCAAAGAAAGCAGGATATTGCATGCGTGTTGTTCATAATGCCCACTTACACCATCCCGAAAAAGAGATATTCAGATTATTGCCCGGTATTGATACAGATAAATTAAGAAAATACTTGCCCAACTTCTGGGGTGCAATACGCGAGCAGGATAAAGATAATTGGCGTTCAATATATGTACCTTGCAACTTTATCAAACTAACCAAGAAGTATAAACCATGGCCCGCTGTTATGGCAGATGGATTATTCAGTTTGGTTGTATTGACATTGCTTAAATTATCTATGCCTGGAATCCAGTACAAGGAAACGCTCAAACTGTATTGGAAGACATATTGGGGGAAATAGGGATATGACGGGGTGGCGGAATTATAGACGCATGGGAGCGAACATAAGGATGGGATACACGATATTCCCATTCAGTACCCAGACATATAGCCTAAGTCGTGTGCGGCTATATCTTGCAGGTGAGAGTCCTGCCCCCGTCTTCATACCATGAGAGGAAAGTAATGTGGATGCATCTATTCCGAGGGGTCATGTTCTATATGGTAATTTTAGAGGCTGTGTTCTTGGTATTGATGTTTGCCTGGATAAGGGTAAAGAAGTTATAATTTATGCTAGAATACTACCGTATCACCTGGATGAATATACTCTACCTAGCCATAGGGGGCTGGAGCAGTGTTGGGCTGGTATGGATACTGTCCAGCGAATGGAGAAGGAGGTTGTTAGAGTTGCAGAAGTGGAAGGCGGGGTTAGAGACGAAAGCCCTGGAACGCAAGCAGATGCATAAGATCAAGAAGGGAAAGAAAAAATGATCAACTCTATCCTCAACTTTACAATAGACGGTAATATCAACCCGTGGATAGCCAACATGGAGAAAAGTAATCTATGGTGGTTGTGGTTGGGGTTTATGTTTGGCCTCTTTATAACATTTTTCACCATTGGGATGCCAGAGATGGACATTGAAGAACTTGAACAATGGAGGTCACAGTATGAAGCCTCCATAAGAAAGGCGGAGGAGCGATGATGTACGCAATGAGCTTTGTGAGATTCAAAAAGGCGTGTGGCAATTGTCGATATGATATGTATGGAGATGTATGTAAAAATGATAAAAGTAGAGATAATTCATGCAAGGAGAGGAATTGCCCCGAACTCAAGAAGTGCCGCAAACTACCAGCAAAAGAAAGTAATCCTCTTGGTTTGCTTGGTTTACCATCTTCTATAGTAAAGGGCATACCCTTTTATGGCGGGTTGGATTTGGCATCGACTACAGATATCACGGCATGGGTTCTGGTATTCCCACCGGAAACTGAGGGAGAAAGATATCAAGTGCTCTGTAGATTCTTCATCCCAGGGGATTCTATAGCCACACGGGTTTTGCGTGATAAGGTTCCCTTACTGTAAAATTACATCGGTGACGGAGGTGCAGCATGGCAGCAGATAAGCAAGAGATCCTTGATTGCCTGAAGGGGATGCGGGAGATATGTGCATTATCGTTTAAGGTTGTAAATCTATATAACAAAGTTGTCACATTCGAAGAAGATTTAAGACGGGTACAATTAGAAGTAGGCCACAAACCATATGCAATTATGGAAAGGTGTCAAGCCCTGATTGAGAAGTTGGAGGCTGATCTTGAGACGAAATGATCTTTGGTGGGATAAAACATGGAACCCGATTACCGAGGGAAGCGGTAACTGTATGTCCACACCGCACGATTGTATCAATTATTTGTACGCGAGCAAATGATAATTATGCGCGAGCAATTAATTGTACCCATATTGGTTACGATAGGGCTCATATTGGGCTCACCCGTATATGCCGATGAAAACAATTGGACTACACAGGATACGGTATTAGAATCAATACACTTGGGATTAAGTGTAGTAGATTGGCATCAGACCCGCGAAATAGCCAAGTCTAATGGATATTGGCATGAATATAATCCGTACCTAGGACGACATCCAAGTGTCAGGAAGGTAGATAATTATATGGCGGTCTGTATGATTCTGCATCCGCTTGTAGCTATTGCTCTGCCACATCCATATAGGGATTGGTTCCAGTTCTTTTCTATTGGTCTGGAAACAGGATGCGTAAGCGTGAATTATAAAATAGGGATAAGATAGGAGAACATATGATTGAATGGTTATATCAAATCAGTGATATTCCAAAAAACATTGATTGGATTATTTTAGATATCATGATTGTAGGCGTATTTATATGGTTGGTAAGCATCGAAAATAGATTAAAAAAGTAGGAGGATATATGATCTCCAGAAGCAGATAAATGAACTCAAGAAGTCCGAGGGGTATCTTTACTATAACACGGAGGAAAAATGAAGAAGTTTATCATAGCCTTAATACTATTGGCGGCATGTATTTTCTTTGTCCATCAGATAGGATGGAAATCGGCGGAGGTATGGGCAGATCCGCACAATAAAGACTGGACTTATACGTATACGACCACAGCAGAAGCAATTCCAATATATACTGAAATTATTGATGATATGACAATCGGGTCGGGTTCAACTCTTACCACAACAAAAAAGTTAATTTGTCCAGATCATGTAGATTCCGCTATTCCCCATTCAGAGGCTCCAACTTTTTCTGGAACAGGAATAGACCCTTGCTATCAAGAATTTGCTCCCGATGGAACTGTCACGTGGCATAATTGTCCAAGTCTTGATATACTTTATGTGGATAATTGGGACTCTAACCAGAATATCCGCCTGTTCCGTATCGAGCAGACGCTCAAGCGGCAGCAGGATGAGATAGAGAAATTGCAGAAGCGGATAGATGAATTGGAACGTCCATTTAAGATTACACCAAACGAGTATATAATAGAAAATAATTACGTCCCCTTTGGTTCTAGATTCAACAAATAAACATGATACCATACAATCTAGCACGCCCCACCTAAAACTATGCAACCTGGGCCAAATGGTGAGGAAATATACATAAAAAATAAGTGTTTTGATACAGATAACCCCGCCGGAGGCACATTTGCCATGCTGATCCAGCGGGGAGTAAATAATATCTATTTAATGCAACACACCACCGGATAATACACAGCCTTGCATGGTTGCACTTATAAATTCATATGCTCCGATGTCATATGCTGCACCTTGTGGCCTTACCACGCCCCGGATATCGGTGGTTACATCAGCCAGGGTTGCACCAGTGTTAATGCAGGGGGAGTTGGCGGAGAGGATGTAGGTGGAGGCGAGGAGGGGATCGGTTCCCCATGTAAGGGAATGTTCATCATAACTATGTGGTGCGGCTATCCATTCTGCCCACGTATGATTTGCTGCATCCATATAAGCAAAATGTCCTCCACCGATAAAACAATTATAATCACTTGTTAGAGTACAAGTTGCGGCAGCACTTCTTATTACAAATCCGGCCGTACCAGAGAATATATTATTTTTCATAACTACGGTTCTGGTTCCTGCTTCATCCATTCGGAAAACAGATGCTATAAAAGATCCAACCACTGTGCAATTATATACATACTCATTAGAATTGGTGGAAAATCTAAAGGCATTCGTCATACCTCCATCACTATAAACATAACAATTTGTCATATAAAAAGTATCTGTTGCTGCTCCAATCATTTCAAATCCACCAGTTCCCGTGTTTATGGCTTGACATCGATTGAATGTTCCCGCAACCGTGGCTGCATCAGATATTGCACATTTAAAAGCGGGAGAAGATGAAGTAAAGTTGGTGACTATGACATCTTCTATTAAGAAATTTAAAGTGCCATCATCTAAATATACGGCACAATGAACCAAACCGGCAGTACCACAATTCGTTATATTTACCCGTCTGATGATTAAATTGTTACAATCTGCCAACCAAAATCCCGTACTTAAAAGATTGGTAATAGATATATCTTCAATCAATAAATTGGTCATGATTTGGCCAGCGTTGGTTGAAATATCAAAGCCTTTATAATCTACACTTGTGCCTACATTCCGTGTAATTGTTAAATGATCTAAGGTTATATCTGTATTGGTGGTGGATGATTGTGCGCCAAATGCAGAATCTTTACCATCCTGGATAGTAAGATTTGTTATCCGCCAATATGAAGATCCAGATGCTTTAATAATATGACTAACCGTATCTTGCCCATCAATGATAATCGTTTCACCGGCCTGCCCCCTCAATATATTGGGATGACCGGCAATCCCGTTGTCGTTAGCCCCAAGATTGATCTCGGCGGTCAAAGTGAAGGTCTGTGGTACACCAGGAGTATTGGGCTGAACCTCAATGATATTATCGCCACCAGATAGATTGTGATTGTTTATAACTGCCTGGATTGTGGTCTCGTCGCACCCGCTCGTGCAGACGGTATATGTCGCCCCCCATGTCAAACTAGGTAATAGACATAACAATAAGATAACAAATACTTTCCTCACTGGACGGAACCACCTGATATAGTACATCCTGATATAACAGGTGTTTGTGCTCCAGTGGTTACAGAATAGGTATCGCTCACCCCGCCAATGGTGAGGATGGCATTGGTTGTGGTCGAATAGGACGCGCTCGATGTCTGCCGTACGGTGAAGGTATCGCCCACTACACAGGTACCCGCATTGGCCGTATATGCCCCGCCGTTCTTGCTATAGGTGCCGCCGGTGATGGTTACATCGGCTGTGGCATCTATCCCGGCCACGGTGATCTGGTTGGAGGTATAGACGGTCGAGCGCGCGGCTCCGGTTATATCCGTGAAGGTGAACTGATCGGGCGTGGTATCGCCGCCGCCATCGCCGAAGGCAACTTCATAACCACTGGCATTATATGATCCGTCAGAAGCCACTACATAGACATAGCTTTTCGTGGGTGAACTTGGCAATGAACCCTGGTTGACAGTCACTGCAATGGACTGCCCGTTGGCGTTCCATACAGTCGGCGGTTGCATCTCGAAATGGGTGCAGTTCGCATAGGTGGAGGCATCGCCGATAAGTACCCGCGACCAGGCGGTATCTACATAGATATCATCGAGGAATGAGGTTTGGGCGAGAGCTGGTGAACCTCCAGCATCCATGCCAATTTTCCAAACATAATTAAAATAAATTCCTGTTTCCGTAAAGGTCGCATCGGCACAGGCAGAATTGTCTATGCGAAGATGCCATTTTCTTGATCCTGTATTATCAAACCATGCTTCAAAGAAATGCCATGTATTTGCAGAGGGGGCACTACCATCATAAACTGTACAGGTACTTCCACTACATTGGTCACATCCACAATAATCAGCATGTCCGCCTCCAGTACATGCACTACATCCGGTACGATAAACATAAGAGACATCATCAGTACCCAATTGTGCCCAAGTGAGTGTATTGGTTATATCACCATCCCCGCCTTGATTCATTCTTAAAAACTTGTTACTTCCCGCAGATGCAAGATTTTGATTTGTTTTAAACCACCAAGACAGATAAACATAGTTGGCGGTAACATCCCTTCCATCCATTAAATTATAATAAGAATTGTGGTTATGATAGCAAGCAGTTGAATGTGTACTCCTCTGCTCGCCAGAAGTTATACTGAATAAAGAACATGATCCATCACATGAAGCTGCGGCATGCCACGGATAACTACTGCCATTAGGGACGGTCGCCCCTTCAACAATCGTCCCATAGGAGGTTTGGTTGTCCACCGTATCCCAGAGGTTGGGTGCAGCCGTAGACTTTGTTCCAAATCCTGAGCCGGTTACGGTAATACTCTGCCCGTGGGTAACAGTGCCACTAACGCCGGTAACGGCAGGGGCAGACCACAGGGTAGTGGAAAACAAAAGGAGAATGATTAGACTGAATAATTTCTTCACCGCGCATCTCCAGCTGTAAAGTTATCCCATGACCAAGTTGCCGCTTCATTATATGTAGCCAACCCAAAATACAGACCGGTGTCGCAATTATCGCCAGTGCCGGGATCGGTTGTAAAAGTCACATCAGGCGTACCCCAAGTGCTATATGCGCCTGGTGGAGTAGTCGAATCCCACCACCAAACTCTAACGACCGTACTCGCGCCAATTCCAATAACGTCCGCTCCAACATAATCGTTCTGTTCAAAAATGTGCGACAAGTTACTATTTGCTATTTCCTCATCTCCAAGACCGGCATCATCTGTTCCCCAGTACCAGGAGACGGCACTATATCCCTGATGAAATGCTACCTTGTAATATTTTTCTCCTGTTACCCCAGTTCTCCTAAAGCAAAGCTGTGGATACTCAGCATTGGCGCAGGCGCTCATGGCAGAAATATATTGACTTACAGTAGCCGAAGCCCTGGTATAATTAACTTGAGATTTTGCCCCACCTATTGTCGACCCTGTCATAACGCCACTGCCTATTGTCCATGTCCCGGCTCTTGTAGTCCAGTAGCCAGAATCAGAAGCGAAATTATCAGTATAATCCGCATAAGTTATAGTAGGTGCCACCATAGTCACCCCACTGCCCACCACCACCCCGCTGCCCACCACGGAGGCTTGCAAGAAGAGCGGTATGGTCAGGATGGTTAACAATACAATCAGTCTACGCATATGCACCTCCCTGGGTTAATCATCGGGATACATCCACCAGTTGACGCCACCGACCTTGTTTGCTGTATGCCCGCCTGTCGTACCAGTGGGATCATATAAAGTAGCACCACCCATCTTTCTTGGTTGTTCAACGCCTGCTATTTTAATCGAGCAGGGATCGGGACGCATTTCATATGTCCATACAAGTGTATATTCATTGCAACCGACTGCTTCATATACTATTCCAGCAGTATGAAGTTCTATGCCTGCTATAGTGGTATCAGTTTCAGACCAATGCCAATAATCATTGGTGTTGGGATTATAGGTATTATTAATAGTACCCCCTGTTTGTGAAGTGCTTGGTGGATCAACTATACTTCCAGTAAGTGCGGACGCTTCACTATCATAATATGAACCACTGCTGCCCGGTCGCCACCTCCAATAAAATCCAGCATCATTACCAGAACCCTTAACATGATCTATTTTTGCATAAGCTGTAACATTTGTAATGGCCGCAGCGATATTAACTTGCGGAGTAAGGGTAAACGTAGTTATTCCCGATCTGTTTGCCTGTCCCAACGCATGACCAACACCAAGATATTCGTCAACATGATCTCCAACATTGGTGCAGGTTTCCCACATGGCTGTGGCTGTACCAGCGGTTGTGCCATTAATACGGGGAGTAACATAAGCATCCGTAGCAACATCTGCCACCGGATAACTGGTATAATATAGGGTAGATTGATTCATTATCACTTTCTTGTTTGCCCAAGTATCTGCGGTAAATGATTTGGCATCTGTGGTTTGTGCAGCCGCTTCTTCAACAAGTGTACATTTGTCGGTTTCAATTGTCATGGCAGTGGTAATATCGGTTATAGTAACACTGCCGGATATGTCATACTGTTTGAATAAACCTGTAGTATCTGATTTGTTGGTTGTCGGCGTGGTGGGATCTATATTGAGTTTAATTAGGAATGGATTGTTTTCCGTAGGATCTCGTGTTAAATACGTTCCATATAGATTCGTGTCACCAAAGACATATAAAGTGGATGTTGCCACATGCAGTTTCAATCCTCCACCACCAATAGCAGAAGCGACTTGATTGCTTAATCCCGGACTATTATATCGCAATGCCCATTCTATCGTTAGGGGATCAATTGAAGTTGCGCCATTTGCTTTATGTATCTTCATAACCATCAGGCTGTGTGGTTTTTGATACTCGGTATTATCACCCAGGTTGACGTGCTTGAGATAAGTGGAGGATACATATAGATGATTGGCATCTTCTTCAATGTTGGAAAACCGCAGACCGTATTCTTTATCCTGTGGAATACTGAACCTGTATATCTTGGTGATATTCAATGCACCAGAGATGCTCAGCTTGGCTATAAATCCATCCGAGCCCTCTCCTGCCTCCCCAACCATACCAAATCTGGGTATAGAACCGCAAGCCCAAGCTACACCAGACGAGTTACTATCAAAAGCAAGGTCATACAACCCCGCATTGATATCTATAGTTCCATCGCTTTGCCATAGTGGTTGTGAACTTACAGCTACATTGGGATAAAATGCTACACCATCACTGCCAACCAGATTGGATAAACTATTTCCATCTTGATCCTGATAAACACGTTCCAATACAGGCGCACGGGAACTATTGGGATCTCCCCGTCTACCCACACCGGGACAATAGAATAATGCCCCATGGTCTGTCACATGGGTTGGGGATCGGCGCATAACTCCTGTACCTATAGCCATACCCGCAGTATTGCTGCCAGCTATACGCCACCTGCGCGGGGTCGAATGTCTATCTGCCGACAAGTCAAGCTGGTTCCACCATATGATAAGTCCGGGTAATATCGTTCCCCCCACATGATAGATACCAGCTGTACTGTATGCATTCCAAGTCAGCATACCATTTTGAGAGTATACTGGGGCTGGCTCAAGTACTGCATTTTCAAACTTAACCGCACTTACACCAGCTGTATTGGCAAGCGTCTTGGCAAACTTGGCAATATGCGGGGTCATGGTAACATCCCCCCCCACATCATAAAAGACATAGATATTGGCATTATCCACAAGTGCATTATAAGCTACACCCTGGATCTGTTCTTTGGTTTCCCCACTACCGGCCACCGTATATTGTAATGCCGTGGATGCACCTTCATTGGCACCGGCTGTGGTGGTTCTAATGATAGACATCTGATCCCCATTGCCATAACCGGGAGTACGCCTGATGGATACCATGAATGAATACCCCGTGGTATCCCAGACAGCTCCATGCACAAAGTCATCCTGTGTTGTAGTATATACTATCCCCATGGACGACCAGCCGGTAGCCCAGGAGGAAGAGGCTATCCCCAAAAACAGTAAGATGAATATAAGTATCTTACGCATATTATTTAATCTCTATAAGTATCAGCTGTGGGTTGACAAAGATTTGTGTAGCCGAAATAGCCATACCCATAATTTGTACTTGATGTCCAGTCGTTGACGGAGCTGTTTCTCTAAACCCATTTGTTGTTGCCGGTGTATCTTGTAGATAAAGAATTGCTCCGGGCGTCCAAGTCCAAGCAGTATTTGCTATAATTCCATGCACCAGAACACGTTGATTGGCCGTATTATCCGCATGATCTATCAAAACACCTATTGCCGGTGAAGTGGTGGCTGCGGTAGCATTGGCTGCATTTACTTTACTGACTGAGGTAATGTGTACAGGTTGTCCAAATACATGCGGGGTTATACCACTTGACGTAGTATAATACTGCAATGTTCCACTATAGGTGGTATTAGCCGTAACCATATATTCTACTACGTTGATTGCATCCCCGCCGTCTCCTATGGTTGCTGCACCATTGGCTGTCAATCCAGCAGATACAGTCACCGCGCCCGTTACAGCAAGAGTCCCTGTCACCGCCCGTATAGATGTGCCCGCATAGATATCCACATACCCATCGCCACCCATATCGATGTACTCGGTGGCGTCCACGCCCTCCAACTTGTCAATGCTCAAGATGTCGTAGTCTCCCGCATCGGCATCGGCGGTAAGGGCAAAGTCAAAAGCAGGTCCAAGGGTAGTTGCAAGTTGGGCAAAGGTGAGCAGGAGCAGGCGTTGCGCGTTGGCGGAGGGGGTAATGCCCGAGTAGGTTGAGAGGTCGGTATCTAATGGTTGAGCACCCGTAGATGTAAGTATCTGCGCGAAAGACAATAGCAATAAACGCTGTGCGCTTGCTGAAGGTGTTATGCCCGCGTAAGTAGTCAAATCCGCATCGGCGGCCTGTGCACCAGTAGAGGTTAGTATCTGGGCAAAGTTCAGTAAGAGCAATCTCTGAGCAACAGCGGAAGGTGTGATGCCTGCATAAGTGGCAAGGTCAGCGTCATATGTCTGCACACCCATCGTGGTACGCATACCAGCATAATCATTGGCGAGGATACGTGCAGCACTGGCTGTCACGCTTGTACCTCCTACCGTAGTAGGGTTGATGGTTTCTTCATTCCACGATGATATACCCGCAGCAACCAATGCCGTAGAACACGCCAATAAGATTATAATTAATATATATTTTCTCATATCCATCTCCTTATGGGGCCACCACAGCATAGTCAATGCTCGGTTCAAACAATAATATATCAGGGTGCAAGGCATAGCCCACCTTTTGTATAATATCCGGGTTGGCATATCCCGATGTAGTATTAACTATAGCCCCCGCCGTAAGTCCAACATATTGTACCTGTCCACGTGTCATAGTCCAATCGGTATGATAAGCAGTACCCCGCACAAGTGCATTTCCAACAGCATTATTGGCTATACCTGCGGCATCAACAATAAGAAGTAGCGAACCACAAGTGGCCGCCCCATCCGCATCCGCTTTATTAACAACCGGTGCTGCACCCACTGTATTGGTAATGTAAACAAGATCACCAAATGCAAGAGTTTCACCCGCCTCTACTGTAATGGTTTGGCCTCTGTACGAATGGTTTGTATTGTCATAGCCACCCGTGGTAGATACATATGCAAAGTTGGGTGTATATGCTAACTGACCCGCCGCATTGACGGATATAAGATAGCCTGAACCACCCGCAGCGGCAATTGGGAATATAACATTATAATCGACTGCCGCTGTTGCTGGACCGGTAAGAACCGGGCCGGTTACATCTGTACCATTTGTACAGTAAAGTTTAAGGGTTCCCGCTACGCCGCTTGATTTGGTAGTAGTAAGCGTCTTCGCGACCGTATCACCATCGGCATCCACTGTCATTCCTGCTGCACCCGCACTCAGCGTACCTGTAATGGTTGTATTGGGTGTAAATGTAAATGTCGCTCCTGTTCCGCTGGCAAAAGTAAATGAATCAGATCCACCAGTGATTGTTAAAGTTTCTGATGTTGCCCCCGCCATAAGAGTGAAAACATTAGAAGCATAACCAAGATCACCCGATACACCAGGGGTCGCATCAAATGTAATGCCGCCTGCAATCAGGATATCATCAGATGTAAAAGTCTGTGCCCCTGTCCAGGTATTTTGAGTCCCAAGGGCCGCCGCGCTTAACCCTGCCGCATTGCCGTTCAGATATGAATATGTCCAACTCCATGATGCTGTACCTGTACCACCGGCAGTATTGATACAAGCAACCAGCAATTGCGTATTTGCCGCCATTGCTTGAATCGTATTACCACCAGAGGTTTGCACTGTCACGGTTCCCGATGAATTATTAATTATCATCCACCGTTGACCATTTACTAGGGTTGTTGCCACTGGCATAACAACTGTCTGCGCCAATGAACCCGTAAAGTATTGCTGATTAGCAGAAGCAACCGTTAAGGTTGTCGAACCGGCTGCTGTGGCTGTAGTGGTATATCCTTGAATAAGATTTTGTGCTGCGAAGTTACCATTATCTGTAAGAACACCAGCCGCATGAGTAAGGGTTACATTACCGTTATTGAAATTAATCACGCCACCAGATGCAAGGAATAAGTCACCCCACATAAGGGATGCTGAACCAAGCGCGCCGCCATCAGAAGTAGCCGGAACAAGAGACGCGGTATGGAATAAAAACTGGTTGGAAGCATATCCCATGTCACCTGCCGCTCCAGGAGTAGAATCAAATGTTATACCGCCTGCAATTAAATTGTCATCGCCCCCGGTAATAGATCCCGTACCCGTCATGGTCATTCCACCCGCCGAACTGATAAGTAGGTTATTGGATACATCGCCAAGCCTAATACCACCGGAACCCTTGCCACCAAGGGCAAGTCGTACATTAGTATCTGATCCATCTGCTGCCAAGGTAACAATTCCCGTACCCGCTGTGGCAGCATTGGTAAACGAAAAATAATCAACTGCACTGGCGATTGGAACAATTTTGAAAATGTTGTTGCCCGCACTATCGGTAACCATATCTGTTCCAACAGTTCCCAGTCTATTGGCAGCAATAATACCGGAACCCGTTGGTGTAAGGGTAGATGTAGTACCAACTTGCAGTGATTGACCGGTATTGTTATTGCCTGCTGTAATTGCATTGAACCCTACTGCACCACCGGGAGCAGACCATGAAAGTGGATAGTAACCATCCGTATCAATGCTCCCCGCCACAAGGGTATATCCATTGGTAGGAGCATCGGGGGGCAACCGCAAGTAAATCGATGCAGCGGGTGTAGTAATCGGTCCTGCAAATCCAGTACCCAATGTACTTGTTCCCGGTTTGCTATAGAGAAGCAGTACACCAGATTGTCCACTGGTTTTACTATTAGTCAAAGTTTTTACATAAAGATCATTGGGTGTTTCAATGTTGCCTGCAACATATAAATCTTGCGTGGGTGTACCACTTACATGGCTAGGTGATGTTCTCGTACCAGCATTAATCTGTACTTCTCTGGAATTGCCACCAAGAATCATAGAGCGAACCGTGAATGTATCGGTATCGGCATCGCCCAATGAAATATTACCCGTAAAGGTATTGGCCTGTGCAAGACCCGGTATGGTCTGGGTCGTGGTTGGGAATGTCATCACGGTTGAATCTGTACCAACAAGAGTAAGTGTATTGGAAACTGTAAATGTTTTGCCATCCGCTACTGCAAGTGTAGAAGAAGTAGTAGGTGCCGTAATTGACATCTTGTTTACGCTAGTGGCTGTTGCAACACCAATGTTGGGTGTGGTTAATACCGGAGATGTGGCAAATGTAAGTAGACCGGAACCAGTTTCATCAGAGATATTGCCCGCCAATTCGGCAGATGATGTGGCCGCAAAAGCATTTAACTTGTTGCTTGTAGTAGCCAGTGTCCCGGTAGTCGGCAACGTGATAGCCGTTGTACCCGATGCTGTCAAAGTCGTAGAATAACCACCAACGGTTATAAGGGAACTACCATTAGCCAAAGTCAATGTGGCCGAAGATGCCGGTGCTGTTATTGTAACTTTGTTTACAGATGTAGCCGTGGCTACACCAATATCGGGAGTAGTTAAAGCCGGTGAACTGGAGAATACCAAATAACCCGCGCCCCCTCCGCCACCTGTTTCATTGGTAATTACACCCTGGAGTTGCGCCGATGTGGTGTTGCCGAAATCACTAAGAAGATTGCTGGTAGTTGCAAGTGTACCAGCAGTTGGAAGAGTTAATGCCGTAGTGGCTGATGCTGTAAGGGTGGTCGCATAAGCACCTACTGTAATCAATGAACTGCCATTGGCAAGTGTAAGCGTTGCCGATGTTGCGGGTGCGGTTATGGCAACTTTGTTGATAGATGTAGCGGTAGCTGCACCTATATTGGGGGTAATCAGGGTTCCCGATGTGTTAAAAACTACAACACCCGAACCGGTTTCATTTGACAAGGCAGTAGCAAGTGCCGCAGATGTTAATACTCCCGAACCAGATGGAAGTGCCGCAACATCAGTATAAGTAATATTCGTATTATTAATCTTATAATGTTGCCCGGTTGGTATATTGACAGAACCACTATCATCAACGGTCATGTAAGAATCTTGTCCGGTTGCACCACCCGTACCATTAAACCGCACAACTGCATTATCCGTAGAAGAACCCGGTCCACTGAATGTACCACCACCAGATGCGGATATTGCTGCACGCACTGCCGCTTCGGTGGGAATGGTTGTATCTAATCCAGGATTGGCAACTGTAGTAACCAGACTATAAACATTTTCCAACAATAAACCAGTGGTATTGCCATATGTGGCAAGATGGTGCAACATACCCGGATCTGATGTTGGACCTACTACATTACCGGCACCGGCACCAGCCGCAGCCCACCCCGGATCATTGGCACCCTGTGTTAAAATATAACCAGCATTGGAACTCTTTGCTAGTCTGGTCCAGCCAGATGCACCGTAATAGATTATATCGCCACGTACCCCGGATATACCACCCAATGCTGTTAAGTCTGCATCAAGACCCTGTTTCGCATCAAGTTGCCCCTGTACAGAGCTTGTTGCATCAAGAAAAACCAACGTGGTTGATGTAATCGATGAACTAGAAGGTATACCATTGGCGTCACTGATCAAAACCCTGGCCGCCGTAATAACCGGTGCTACCACAATAGCACCACCGGATGAAACCATAACCCTATTATTTGTTAGAGCAGTCCCGGAATTTGTACCACCCTGGGCAATGGTGAATGGGGTAGTAATTCCCCCAAGGCTGGTAATGTCGGTATTGGCACCCGATGACGCTACACCCATGCTGGACTGTAAGTGTGCAAAAGTATCTATTGCTAAAATATTCTTACCCTTGGCACCGGCATCCAATAAACCTGCGGTACCCGAACCAGTGAAATAGGGAACCTTATTGGCGGCGGAGGTCAATCCGGCTATTGCGGATAGTTCACCATCGGATGTTTGTTTGGCATCCAGTTGTGTCTGTATGGCCGATGTAACCCCATTGAGATACGCGAACTCGGTAGCATCAACACTCGTAACACCCAAGAACCGTGTTGCATTGATTATACCAGTACCCGAATAGGTTAATGTTGCACCTGTACCTACAGTCATGGTAGCGGCAGTATTGGTTTGTGTAGTCAATCCTGAGAATGCCATGCTTGATGCAGCACCGCCAAGAATCTCATCTAAGGTTTCCAGACACTTTTGAAGATCGGTATCCAGGCTGGATAGGTTGCTATTAAAATTCGTTGTATCGGTGGTTACATCAGATGCACCCACATCCCCCGTATAGGGTATACCCCCCGCATAGCATACTCCTGCAATTAATAGGATTGCTATGCTAATCCAAAGTTGTTTAAATAATGCGTTCATCTCACCAACCTCACCCTATAGGAACCGGAAGTCAATGTCGTTAGGTACACCACATACCATGCACCTGGCGAGGCATCGCCAAAGGCATCACCAAAAGATTCATACATATATATGCGTTTATCGCCTGCCGATGCATTGGTAATGGTCTTAACCTTCACCCAATCGGTTCCGGTAACTGCCGCAGAGTTTGCTTCGCTGCGATAGATACTTAATGTCCCCACCCCGGTTGAGGTAACCTCTATGGCAAACACACCCTTCATAAGTACAGATGTAGTCTGCTCGGTTGCCGAATCCAATACCGTACCCGGTGCAGCCGCATTCTGCTTCTGTAATGCATATGCGTACTGCCCGAACCCGATTACGAAAATTGCCAAGATGCACACTATAAAATTTCTCATCATTCCCCTCCTGCTCCTCTCTACTGCCCTAGAGTACCGGTTGTCAATTCACCTGTACTCATTTCACCCTGCTCTACTGTGCCTGTTTCTAATCCACCTTCTTGTTCGGCATTGGCATACTTCTTTAATTTTTGCCATGCCCGATTATATAATGCTTTATCACGTTTGTTAAAATATTCCCTACCGGCCATAGTGGATGACGGCCCGAACAAAATAGCACAAACCCTGTCTACATCATCCCTCAACCTATATGGTTTATGGCCTGGTTTGCTTGCTGTTAAATAACCATCAATGCTCTTGCGTATCTGTTCGCCACCAAACGGCGGTATAATCTGATATGCCATCCTAGTCAAAATCTTTTTCATACTTTTATCTGATTCATCACCCGTCCAATATTTCAACAAAGAATACATAAAATTTATACCCGAAGGAGCACCATATTTTATATAACCCAATCCCGGAATGAACGACATAAAATCCCAAGTGGGTGCCATATGTAAAGTAGCATATACCTGATTGATTGCTACCATTGAAGCATATGCACCAAGTCCGTATGCAAAAGCTGCCGCTTTGCCACGTTCTGCTATAATTCGTTTTACATCCCAACCCATCTGATGCATGGCATTGAATGTAAAAGTCTGCAATGGCAATATGTTCTTACCCAATTCAGAACGTAATATAGGTGGCAACATGCCCTTTTGATAACTAGCCTGTGTTCTCTTGGCAAATAAATCGGCTTGCATCACCATATCTTCAAATGACATACCTCCCTGTCGCACTAACTGTCGATACTTGCCAAGGAAAGAAAAACCAACCTGCATTCTATCCGCGTGAGCATTCATATAATCCAATGCCCTGTCCAACTTATTTAGGGTGGTGGGATCTATATGTTCCACCCATGCTCTATTTTGCATCTCCGGTGAAAGTTCTGTGAGTGCCCTACCTTCTTTTGTCCAATAGGTAAATAATGGTGCAATGGCGTCTGTAACATTCATGGCAACATCGGCAACTCCACGTGCCGGTCCAGTTGCCAATCCATTGAATGTCAGGGCATAACTAGATGGTTGCTGAACAACCATACGCGCAGAAAATCTAATAATATTAGCAACTGTGCGTCTTCTAATCCATGACCATGTTTTTAAGGCTTGCTCACCATAACGGAATGATTCTTCCATGCCGCGATCCCAATGAGATTTTCTGCCAGCCAATGTTTCATCCATCCATGTTGAAAAATACTTGAACGCCCGTGGCGGCAAATGTCGTACATATGCCTTGGCTTCCACCATAACGGGCGTGAAATGTATTACATTTAATGCATTGTTCAAATACTTAAAGTAGTTGCCCACAGCATCAGATACATATTCTGCACCAAGGCGCTCTTCGTATTTGAATCGTGGCGCAATGGCATGGGTCTTTTCTATGATCTTTAATACTTCATTGGGTATTCTATCAAGACCACCATGCATCAAACTCAATATGCCCAACTGTTGCGTATGGGTAAAATAGTCATCGCGCCGATTGATGGGTGCCTTATTAACCATAGCGCGGGCTTCATTGATTCGACCTAAAAGGTCGTCATATTCCGCCCTGAAGTGCTGATCTGCTTTGGCAAACATTTGCCTGTATCGTTGTGGCACTTGCTCCAATGGCAACTTTTTTTCTATAAAATTCTGCAACATTGAACTTAATTTGGAACCTTCTCGTATACCCGGAAGCAACTTGCTAATAACCATTTCTTTTGCTTTCTTCTCTTCACGTATAAGATGATTGGCAGTTTCATATGGCGCACCAGTTTTCTTCCACAATGTCATTGTTGGATCAACATAGGGTGCGGCGCGGAATATCTCAATGCTTTCCCCCGAACCCTTTGGCAAATCCCGCAAACTCTCGACATTGTCTACAAACTTAGGATCTAGCATCACACCACGGTTATCCGCTATATCTGCAAGAACAGCCTTGCCATATACATCTGTATCTGCATTTTGTAGGAAATTACGTAACGCAACCTTTTGATTATTACTGAGTTTATTGAGAGCATAATCTTGTGAATTGATACCAAGGTTGCCAAATAGATTACCCATTAATGCAGTACGCCTTTCACCTTTGATACCCAATGTATCCATCTGTTTGCCAAGTGCTTCATCGGCAGATAATGCAAATTGGGGATTGTCGATTTTTACCGGTGGTTCCCGATGTGTGACAAATGGTATCTTACTCTTGAGCTTCCAATCTTCTACTTGTTCTGCCACTCTTTTGGTGGCTTTATCAAGAAGCGGTTGTGCGCCACCCAAGCCCATGTTAAGGGTTATCCCACCACGTTTGCCCTGTTGTGCCGCTATATTATTTCTGAAGTTTTCAAGATGATATTTGGTATTAATTATGTCAAAGTTGAACTTACCAGAAGGGGATTTAATATTAACAACGCCGTAAGTATCCTTGAGTTCTTTTAATAATTCACGCCCATTTACCGTACTGTAGGGATTTGTATTCACATCATTAATCTGTTTTAAATGTTCAGCGGATACATCCAAAGCATTGGGTATGGCCTTATCAATAGCTTCGGGAATTTCAGGAGCAATAATATTCATCTTTAGTTTGGGACGTTTTAATCCAACTTTTCTAGCTACGCGAGTAGGTTCCTTGATAGAAACTTCAGGGTTTACTTCGGCACCAATATCGGTTGTCGGTTTGCCACCGGCAGTAGGCTTCACCACTTCCGGGGTTACTTGCGGGGTGACTTCCGGGGGTTTCATAGATGTAGGCGGCACAACGGGTTCTGCGGGGATTGGTTTGTTCACATTTTGTAACCGTTCATTTTTTTTGAACAATAGATTTTCGTGAACATTGGGGGGCTTATTCAATTCTGCTCCCACTGATTGTTTCGCAATCTCTGGTTGTACAATAGGTTTACCCGTGGTTGGTTCTTCCCAGATTATATTTTCGGATATACCTTCATATTGATATGGTATTGTTGGTTCTTCAGGTGGAATAATATTACTTAATTTTTCTTCCTCTGTTAATTTTGCACGTAATTGTTCCCCGCCTATATCAGAACGAGCTTCGGCATGTTCCGCTCTGCGTTGAATTGCCGCTGATCGTTCCATCTCATCCCACTTGCGTTGGCCTACGGTACTTTGCAATGTATCGAGTAGTTCCTGTCGTTGTCTTTCAAGGGTACGTGGTTTTGCTTTTACCCCCGCATACTTACCGGATTCTTCTGCCGCTGTAAAACCGGGAGTACGCTTAACACCAGCCATGGCGGTACGGCCACCCATCATTTCAGGTTGCATAATGTAGGGAAGAAAAGCATAGGTTCTTGCTATGGCCTGAGCATACCGTTTATCCATGCCATGCTTCACAAGCAAATCAGTATATGGTTCTTCAAACATAGCACGTGAATATGCATTAACTGGTGCAAATGCGGTACGTAATGCTGTGAATCCCAATCTTAATACTTCCACGGGTACACCTATGGCAGAAGCCAAGGGACCGGCAAATTCCTCTTCATCCTTACCCTCAAAACCAATATTGCCCCATACTGTACTTAATTCCTTGCCAATATCTTTTAGTTCTTCCATCGTATAACCAGGAATCTTCTTGGCACGGGAAACCATAGTATCAGTCCAATTTGCAACTTCTCCCGTCTTAGTATTTATTCCATCTACGATCATTCGCGGATGACCTTCCTTTTTAAACTCAGAAGGCCAATGTCCAGTTTCATCTGGAGTTGCACCTGCTTTATATGCTGCCCTGTAATCATAATAATGCAAGGGATTATCAGGATTGGTATCTAATCCCATTTGTTTGGCAATTGGTTTATACCATGCCCGAAATTCAGCTTCATCCTTGGCAGACCAATCCTTCATGGATTCTGGTATAGATTGGGTCGGTTTCTCCCAAATGATATTCTCCAAACCATGGCTGGTTTGTTTCTGTGATGTATTACCCATGGGTTCGTCCCAAATGATATTTTCCAATTAACGTGTCCTTATTACAGTCCCATCTTCCAATAGATAAACTGGTTTTCCAGTTGTCTCGCCCTTGCCAATCTGTTTGATTGTCTTGCCACTAATTTTATCGCCAACCGTCAGAGAAACTATATCATAACCAGCAAAGGTTGTACCTTCTTTTCCGGTAGGTTCTCCGGTAATGGGATGGCGCAAAGTTGTCTTCATCTCCGGCAGATTCTTTCTTACCAATTTTTTCCCATAGTTGGCAAGTTGTTCGTTATATCCTTTTTCTATTACTGGCTTTAATGGTATATTATATTCTGTTGCAGTTCCTCCAGCCATGGATACTTTGTGTGTGTCGTTCTCTAACGATTTCATAATATCAAACTCTGATGTTATTTTTTCGGGTTCTTTTGGTCTTGGTTCTTTAATCACCCTGGCGGTACCACCAGAAACCTCGGTCAATTCACCCTCTCCGGTTGAATATATTTTGGGTTGTTGTTCTTTTGGTCTTGCAGATTTAACTACTGTAGTTGTACCATCAGGATTAACCCTAACCAATTCCCCCTCGCCAGTATTATAATATGTAGATTTCTTTGGCTCTGCCGGAACACTGCCAACATTTTGTAGAGGTTGATTCGTACCAGCAGCACCCTCAAAAATTGTTTCACCTGGTTTTGCTGTAATAAATTGTGGTGTCTTTGGTACTTGCATTGCCCCGCTCTGTTTTAACAGTTCAACCAATTTACCAACCTGCTCCATCTTGAGATGATACTTTTGAGCAACCTGTGCAAGTTGTTCGGGTTTAACTGGTCCACCTTGCATCAGATCCAATATCTCATTACCGGCTTTCTTCATGACAAGACCTTCAACCAGATTGTCCCAGGCGTTCGTAGCAAACTCCGCACCGCGCATTGCGGTCTGATTGGATCTATCCTGTGCCCCCACCAATGCTTCCAATACACTCATACCATCACCCCATTCCCGTGGCACCGCCACCCATGCCGCCAAATCCGCCCAGACTATCACCACCACTCAGACCCCGACTTCCCCTACCAGGATCTCCACCGCCACCGGGACGGTTGGTTCTTGATGCAAGTAAATTTCTTATAACAGGGGGAGTAGTTGTAGTAGCGGGTGCCTTCCAACGTCCCATCCCGTAAAGTTGATTCATAAAATCATTCCATATAATCTTGCCTTCTGAAGTACGGGGAGCGGGCGTCATCCGGGTTGTTTGCGATCCCGATCCCGAAGAACCGGAACTACCCAATTTACTTAGTAAGGCACTTCCAATTACAGCTGCTGCTATCCAGGGAAACGGCATCTCATCCTCCTCACTGAAATAAACTGGTCAAATCCCAGTCTTTGCTACCCAAGTTTGTTGGTATAACCGTGTTGGCAATATTACTTGTACCCCCGCCAGTTGTTCCACCACTGGAAGTATTATAATAATCATAAAGTTTCGTACCCGTATTTGCAAGATTGCCGATAATCCCCAGCTGTGTCAATATGTCGGGACTTGGATTGGTAAGTGAAGCTGTCTGTGTTTGTCCGGCAATGCCATATCTACGATTCTCTTCCTGCTGTGCTAGACTATTGATTACATCCCAATATTTAAACTCAGGTGTATATGGTGTATTGGTCTGTGAGTAACCCCACTTCTCCAAAGGAATAGCCATTGTGTTCCCCAATTGTTTACCAGCAAGGGACTCCAGGGTGCTCATTTCACGTAGCCTGCTGGATGGTACGAACGATATTGGATCGAACCCCTGTAATCCAAAACTCACCTTGCTGGCTGGATCATTTAACTGTCCCGCAAGAGATGATAATATATCACCATACTTGCCATAGGCACCCCCCATGGTATCCAGATACTTTTCATGCTCACCGCCAAGCCATTTGGCTTCGCTCGCCATCTTCTCCTTGAGCGATAAAGCATCCATGGGATTGGTTGATTTTACTGGTGTCTGGACGGTATCCGCCTTATGCTTACGCTTTTCTCTTTCCCATATAGATATATATGCCATTACGCCACCCCACTTAACATCTGGGCAAACAACTTGTATGCTTCCAATGGATCTTGCGATAGACTATACTGCCCCATACCCGCAAGACCTTGTAACAATTTGGGATACTCAGATGCGGCCTGTGATTCAAGACCGGCCTGATAACCCATGATAGGAGTAGCAACATCGGTCATTGCCTTGCTCATGGTATCACCGGCCACAGTTGAATTTATCATATTCCTGCCAGACAATGAATTGATCACATTCTGTATGGCAGGCTTCATCATGGTAGTTGCCATGTTACCCACATTTCCTATTGCATTGCCATAAACTTGGTTGCGATATCCACCAGCACCACCCTGCAATAACTGTTGTATGATAGGCATGATCTTCTGTGTAGAAAAATCCTGCCAAGGTTGCCCCATGCCACTGTAGGCTGTCTGGAAAGTATTGGTTGGTATTGTCATTAAATTAGTCGCCATATCGCCCCCTAAGAAATGATTTCCATTTCAAATGAAGATCGATATACATTGTCTGTATCCGATCCTTGAATTGTGACAGTCGCCCCTGAATAATTGGCCGGATGAATAGTAAAATAATCCGCACTGGTAACCGACAAAATATCCGTATTAAACATCATGCCATGATAATCGGCACCCTCAGTATAAACATAATTAATATCTTTATATAAAGCTCCATTTTTATATAATGGCAATGCATAGACAATTCCCGAACCAGATGATCTATTAAGATAAATGTAACCATGCAATTTAATATAAGTTACACCCGCTGGTACGGTTAACCTCTCTGTATTTGTAACTGTACTATGAATGCTATCAGTATCATATACTTCAGAAGAAAATGTTAAATCAGCTAAAGCACCATTTGTTATATTTTGATCGTCTGCATTTGCTTTATATACCAATGCACCCCGTGGCCGTGTGGCTGCATTATTAATTTGTGCGGATGTTACAGTAACCCCATCCAATACATTCAATTCTGCGGCAGATGATGTAGTAGCATTTAACCTGACAAGATCGGCCTTGGAAACCCCGGAACTATGAGCATTGACGGCAATGGTTCGTACCCAATCCGGCATTGGACTAACCCCCAATGTGGAACGCAAGTTTGCAGTAGCGGCTATTTCATCTGTCAACTTGTGGTCTATGGTTGTAGTCACAGCAGATGAATCAGCGCCTACCTTGACTTCAAGTGCCCCAATTGCATCCTGCAACTTATTCCACTTGGCCGATGTAATCAGGTCTGCCGCTGTCTGATCCGTCCATGAATCCAACGTAGTCGGAAAGTTAGTTGCCGAATAGATGTTGCCTGCTATGGCTATAACGCAAACTAACCATACGGCAACAATAATCTTATCCAATCTGCTCATATCCTTGCCTCCATAGAATTGCCCTGTAAAATCACACTACCCACATTAATGGGTTGCGTAAGCACAAATGTATCCAATTGCCATTGCAATGATCTACATTCAAACAATACATTGCCAACCGTCCGTGATGCCTGTATAGTAATGGCCTTGGTCACAAGTGCAGATGCCGCCCCGTCTTTATAAAGTTTTAATGAACATGACGCAGCAGCATCACTATTAAGAGATAAATAATAACGGTTCAATAATACTGGATTAAATGGATTCTCTATAATACACGACTTTATCGTATATGCTGGTTGTGTTTCATAATCCAATACATCGGCATCAAGAGCATACAAATGTCCATCCGTAGCGCCAATATAGAAAGTATCTACGGAGAATGCAAATGCGCTTGGTGTAATACCGGCAAATAAATATTCAGTCCAGGGATACCGTATGCCTCCGCCAAACTGCAATGGCTTGCGCGTATGCCCTACGAGCACATTGGTATACCCCACCAACTTCAAGAAATATTGTCCATCTATAGGATTGTATGCGGCAAACGCATTGTCATCATAGTAATCCTCGACTATGCGCTGTATGGGATCTCCGGGTGTATTCGTCCGTATATCACCATATTCCTGCACACCACGCACAGAATACACACCCGATTCGTTCGTCAACCATATGTCATTGATAGTAGATACAACAGACATATATGTAGCCGGTAGTTCCTGCAATAGCACACTCTGCACAACATCATCTAAGGCAACACCGGTAATTTTGGATATGTACGGTGCTTCGCTACGACCAAAAACATATAGATCACCATATATCTTCATGATCGCGCCAACAGGAAAGTTTTTGGCATTGTCATCAACACTGCCTATATAACCAGCCCCATCGGCAGTGGAAAAATCAAATATACTATTGGCGTTGGTAAATCGTATCCAACCCGGATTACGCGGGTCCATGAACCAAAATCTATTCTGCCACGCACAGCCAAATGTTGCCATGGGTGGTTTGCCCGGACACACCGCCATGAGAGGAATAGCCTGATGTGCCACGTGCCAAGTGGTATCAAAATAGTAATCTGTATAACCAGATGTTACTTCATCTCTATGTACCTGAACCAACTTCGTTTCACTGCTATCTGCACCAGCATATTCAAAAGAAAGTAGATATGTAGTATTGGGCAACATTTCTTTAGTATCATCGGGATCGAATGTAATTGTCTTCTTAACTGCCGAAGTAGTTAATGTACTTACATCTAATGGATAAGATGTCGCACATACTGTACTAATCGTTAGCCAACCCGGTTCGTATAACTTTGCATACAAACTGCCGGTAGGTGTACTTAATTTAGATAAATAAACTTCACAACTTAATATGGGAATAGTAAAACCAGGCGACCATTCCTGCGTAGTAAATGATCCACCATATTTAATATGTCCTGTTGCATTATACAACGCCCATGATGCATCATTGGTCAAGCCTGTGTCATCAAATTGGTAACCCGTAGTCCCCGAACCATAATCATAGGCTATCTTAAAATAGTTACCATCCCAATACTTTATATAGGAACCATCCATGATGACAACATATCCAGCGAAAGGTGCCATCGTAACATCGCCCTCGGCTGTATAATTGCTGGCTATGTATACAAGACTCGTTCCATCCACATAATAAATCTTGTGATCTGCATCGGCTACCAATAAGACATGCCTAAAACCAGTTTCGGTTAAACCGGTGCCACCGAAAGTCAATCCATCTTCATCAAAATAATGCTCATCAAATAATACACCCTTTTGGTCTACCAACCCGCTGGATATATATTTGATGTCGGAGCCACCTGTTCCGGTACTAGTAACCCTCCGTAGTCCTCGCCGCGTTATCATCCTGCCATCTGCATCATATCTAAAATTAATACAATCCACTAACTCGCCTATCTGCAACTGCTTAGCCCCGGAGTTCTTATTAATTCCATACGGGAACTCCTGGAACGCAATCGTCATTGGTTGCGCCTTGGGAAACAGTATCTTGCCTTGCTGTGGTATCGGCAACGGCATTACGCCCCCTTCAGTACAAACTTGGGTCGCTTTGCGCTACGCAATGCCACTATACTCATGGCCGTTGCTTCCAAGTCATTATAAAGAGCAACCATATCTCCCACCGCAAACTCAGCCAATGTAAACGCCATGGAACTCATAAACACCGATAGTGCCTCATTAAATATACCATTATAGGGCATGGTTCCGCCAACCGCCAAATCGGTATGTGCTCTGTAATACCGTATATATATCGTGTAATCCGTATCGGGCACGGGTAGGAACCCTATCTGTGTATCATTCAGATAATACTTCTCTGGTGGCCCCTCGGCTGCATTGGTATATTCAATACTCTCTTGTTGATCGGTTGGTGTTAGGAATGTATATGAACTGGTATCAGTATACCATACCCCGGTATCGCCCTTAATCTTATCTTCGTACACAGCATAAAAATCCGTGATAGTATAAGAAGCAAGCGTATATGTTTCCTCTCCGTCCTCTGCCTCGACATGGGATGTGGTTACAGCAAGCGGGGAACACCATAATATGAGTTTCTGTTGAATATAGGCAATCCCATGGTTAAGCAATTTCAACAGATCGGCATCTGTCCAGGTTGTCTTGTCTGGATCTTTAAGTCGCGCTAGACTGTTATTGATAGTGGTTTGGGCGTCTGCCATTTCATAGCCTCCCCATAAAGTTCATCAATACGTTCATTAATATTGGTCGGTACTGGAAAGAAACTATTTGCCGGAACAGGATATTTTTTTGCCAATGCAATATGCTTAAGTACATTGGACATATCGCCCGCTTCCATATAAACCCGTGCCGTAGCATAATGTAGCAATGGGTTCTCTGGATCTTTGGATACAGTCTCCTCCATGATGGGCGTTAATTCATCATATCGTTTCATAGAACCCAAACAATCCGCTGCCAAAAATGCAGATGAATTGTACCATGGTTGCAATTTCATTTCCCTGACTTCCTTGATATATTCATATGACTCTTCCTGCCTACCAAGAATAAATAAACTGGCCGCTATATGAAACACCACATCGGGATTTTTCTTCTCATTATACTGCAACATAAGCAGTTTCAGGTTGCGTGTCTGTTTTTCCTTGACCATCTTCGGTGATGTATATCCCAAATGATTAATAGTTATTGGCATGCTGAACGTCTCTATGCCACATTGTGCAATGGTTCGTGATATTTGCTCATGAATGCGTCCTTCCCAATAAATATCCCAGAAACCATCTTTCCTTCTTTCCCTTGGAAACAATCGTAATTGTTGACTCCGATATTTCTTGGTCGCATCGATTTCATTAACGATATTGAAAAACCCCGCCATTCTCCTATCTTCCGGTAGAGTATTCCGCAACATACCAATACGTCTGGCATTCTCTTCGCTAACCCTATCGTCTGCATCCAACCATATGATATAATCAGTTGTAGTACATGGTATGCAAAAATTACGGGCATAGGAGAAATCATCCTTCCATGGAATTTCATATATCTTTGATGTGTACTTTCTGCATAATTCAATAGTATTATCATCAGATCCCGTATCTGCTATTATAATCTCATCCACATGATTCTCAATATCAGTCAGAATCTTCTCAATCTTATCGGCCTCGTTCTTCACGATCATGTTAATGCCGATAGAAACGTGTGATGGTCTACTTCCCTTTATCCTTAGCATTCTTCTTATCTTTACAATCCGGGCATACTTTCCAGCCCGCAGGGTCTTTTACTGCCTCATCCTTATATATCTGCCTACCGCACCTATCACATACCCATGTAGATGATGTTGTAGCATAATCCGCACCACCAAGTTCAATAATAGCCGTAATCGTTGCCGAGTAAACTTCTCTCATGATAGAGGAATGGGGGGAATAATCCCCCCATAATAATTAAGCTGCTGCCGCATGTGTTTTGGTTGAAATCGTATCAATGGTTGCCGTAGGTGACGGATTCCAAATCTTCAAGAAAATATCAAATGCCGCCGTAGCACCAGTAGTTGGTTTATATACAACCGATAATGCGGTCGTGCCAACTTTGTATGGTCGGGGATGATATACGCCTTCATTGCAATTGCCATCATCAGCACCTACATTGTAATCCGCCAATAATACCCCTCTTGTAGTAGAAGCATAATAGGTCTCTGTAGTTCCAGTGGTTACCACCGCATCGGGATAAACAAATCCGGCAGTTGCTAGACTGGCATTATCAATAAAACCATCAAGATCACCACCAGATTCATTATGATTAAGACCCACTTCAACTGTATGTGAAGACGTAGTATTTATTACAATCCAAGCATCCCATACAACCCAACCAGATTCAAGATCAAAACCTGTATCCGTTTCTGCATTGGCATTGGCAGTACATTGTGCTACAGATACCGGGATCTTGACTATACTGAATCCACTATGCGCCCCCTCCTTCTTGTTACCAAATGCCAACCATTCCTTTAAACATAGTCCCCTATGATGAGTTCCTTTAAATGCCATATCTCACCTCACCACTTAAGCCGCTACTATATTTGTATTATCTGCAACTGTATCAATAGTGGCGGTTGGAGTTGGATCATAGATCAATAAATAAATATCAAATACAGCCGTATCGGTTCCCGTAGTAACAGTATATGTCAAATCAATAGTAGTTCCAATTTTGTATGGTTTGGGATGATAAACACCTTGATTACAGTTGGTATCATCCACACCTGCATGAAAATTACATAACAAAGAACCTCTCGTGCAAGACGCATAATAAGTTTCATTTGATCCAGTCGTAACCGTTGCATCAGGATAAACAAAACCCGCAGTAGCTAGGCTAGCCGCCGAAATAAAACCTGCCGCAGTTCCACTCTGATTGCTATCCGTACCAACATCAACTGTTTCTGTAGCATCTGTGGTATTGACAACAATCCATGCATCCAATATTTCCCATCCCGCCTCAAGATCAAAAAGTGTATCCATCTCCGTAGCGGCAGTATAATCCGCCACCGCAACAGGGATCTTCACCACACTGTAACCGCTATGTTCTCCTTCGGCTTTATTGCCAAAAGATAGCCATTCAGCAAGGCATAATCCCCTATGGTGTGTTCCCTTAAAAGCCATACTTCCTCCTTACGCCCCCGCATTGCAGGCAATGTTCATTGGGTCGCACACTTCGATTGAGAAGCGTACATCCGCCTTGAACAGTGCATCACCGGTCTCGAAATCGCCCTCTCTCGCAAAACGCACCGCACGCCTGTTGAAGAATATCGGTCCACGCACGGGGTCTTTCTCCCCAATGTAGAACCGCGCCGTTGTGCTGGTGATATACGGGGTTGTAATGAAACCAAGTCCGCCCCGCTGTTTCTTGAGAGCATTGATAGCATTATCCGATGTTTCCGGGTTCATCGTTGAACCAAAAATCTCTGCCAACTTCCATTCCAATGCCGGGTTCGCAACAATGGTCTTCACACTGCCGGTCCGGTTGACAATCTTGCCACGATGATCCCGTAGAGCCTCATATGCAGCAATATCATCCTGAATAGAATCTAGTGAAAGCGAAGCCGCCGTATACAGATTGGAATATGTAGAACCATCCAGCCTGTGATGGGTTGCCAGAAATACATAATGACCATCAGCAGTAGTCTGAACTGAACCGCCACTATTAAATAGATCGAACACCTGGACATTAACCGTCTCGGCCATTGACGAACCGAGTTCCTTCATGACTCCTTCCATCTTGTCGTAAAGATCATCATCGATTGCCTCTTCGGTAATCCGCACACCAAGAGCATAGGTCTTGTGAACCCACTTCTTGGATGGACCCTGGATGCGTGCATCATAACTAATTGCCTGACCCTCTGGTTTTTCAATAGCCAAACCAAGCCCAGACATAAAAGCAATCTCCTCATATGCTGCATCGGATTTCTTGACAGTGACAATCGAACGCCAATCCTCCGCCTGACGTTTGAAAGAGTCTGTACCCACCATGAAAAGTCCGGGTACATATAATTTGTTAAACCGTGATCTCGTTTCAGTAGCCATTTCTTATCTTCTCCTTACACACCAGCAGGACCAAGCCGGAACTGATGCTCAATAAACTGCACAAGAACATCTTGAGATGCGCCCCAGGCATTGCCTACAGTTGGACATAATCCCAATATCCTTACATTGGCGGTTTCCGCCGTACAAGTTGCCAAGTAAGCGCCCGAACGACCGGTATCCGTATTACCAGTACCGATAGCAAGATCAGATGCTTCTCCAATATCCTCAGCCGTAGCTGCCGCCAGAAGTTTCACCTTGTAAATCTGATCGGGATTAATGATAACACCGGCCCAATATCCCGTAGATGAAGCCGAAGCGGGTTTATATAACGCCGGATTACCATCGCCATCCTTTATGCCAACCACCACACCAATACAGGTTGCATTTGTAGCAATCAATTGAGCTACACCAGCATCCGCTACGAGTTTCACTGGATCATTGTGATACAATGGTGCAGTGGTCGCATCGCACGGAAACCAAAATACATCGGCTGGATTGTGTGGTCCAACTGGCTCTAAACCATAATATGCCGTTGAATTTGCCATTTATCTAAATCCTCCTTATAGACCATTCGGACCAAGCAAGAACTGATGCTCACAGATATTGACAATTAAATCCTGTGATGCACCATAGGCATTACCGACTTGAGCACACAAACCCAAAATACGCACATTAGCTGTTTTACCGGTTTCCAATGTTTGTATATATGCACCCGAAAGTCCAGTTGTCGTATTACCAGTACCAACCACAATATCCGCTACAGTGCCAATATCAGCCGCAGTTGCAGCCGTAAGGCATTTCACCTTGTAAAGTTGATTCTGATTAATAATAACTCCCGCCTTATAGCCGGTATTTGATGCCCCTGGATAATACAAAGCCGGTTGATCGTTGCTATCCTTGATGCCTATTACTGCACCAAGTATAGCTGAATCAGTCGCCGTTATTGTTTCAATACCCTGATCCGCAACCATCTTTACCGGATCATTATGGTACATTGCGGTTCCCGTTGGATCTATTGGAAACCACATCACATCCTGGGGTCTGTGAGGTCCGATTGGCATTAACCCATAATAAGCAGTTGAATTTGCCATGTTCCTTTATTCTCCCTTAAAATCGAAGTTCGCGTCCCCTACTGCCTTACCGTCTGGGCTTATTTCGGCCCCCACTTGGTAATGACCACGTGGGGTTGTTTCCTGTGTAGTACCCATCTCCTGCATATAGAATCTATCATCGCCACTCTTATCAAGATCCTTAATACGTCCTCGACTCAAACGACTCGCTCGTTGCTCAATAGCATTGTGCAACGGTCTGGGCATATACATAAGAACGTGTCTGGCATATCCGTGCCGCTCGATTGCACCCGAAACATGAAACTCACTGTCCGGCATCCAGGGACTATTTATCCTGTTTACTATCTTCCAAAAATCCTTCTTGTAAAGCCTCAACATTCTCTCGTCTGTTTCCACCCAGACAAAGGCAAAATCTCCGAGCTTCTTCTTGCAAGCGTCGGGAAGTTCAAACATACCCTTATGATCCTCCCACATTTGTAGGGCCAAAGCATCTATGGAGGGAAATTCCTGTACCTTCTGCTCCTCCATGATTTGACGAATAATCGCGTCTTCCTTGTTCACCATCTGCTGTATGATGGTAGGAGATGTCGGTTGTTCTATATTCATAGCCTCGATTTTCTCATCGGTTCCTTTTTCTCTAGCCATTGTCAAGCTCCCTTCTCAATTGTACTAAACTTTGAATAATACTTGGCATATTCTTTTGGATCATAGCCATTCTTCTTGCACCATTTCAATTCTTCGGGTCCAAGATTCACTTCGGTCTTCTTGGCTGGTTGTGCGGGGGGTGCACCCTGGGCACCCACCCGATCCTTCCGTTGAACCTCAGCCTCTTCATGACCCTTGGATTCCTTCATCCTGCGTATCTCAAGCCGTGTATTGGCCTGCTCCACAATCTTGTAAAACATTGTGGGTTTCTCCTGCACCAGATGGGTAATCTCATCTTCACTGTACTCCTCAAGAAGAATCTTCCTAGACTCCTTAAATAAATCGCTGTTTTGATCCGCAACATCGGGAAAGTCGGTAACAAGTCGCATGTTCACTTCCTCATGTATGGGTCTTACATCCTCAACATAAGTAGGTGGTCTTACCTGCGGCTTTACCTCTTTGACAATGTCATGTTTTAATCGCTCATTGTCCAATTCCCGTTGATGCCGTTCAGCCAAGTCTGGGTCCGTAACCCGTATTGTTTCAATGTTTCTTTGCCTGTCGGCAAGCGTTACTTCATGTTTGCGTTCCTCCAACTCTGACTGACGTTGGGCTTCCATAAAATCCTGTTTGCGTTTCAGTTCTCGTACTTCCTTTTCATACTGGCGCAATTTGTACGCAAGTCTTGCATTGGCCTTGCGTTCATCCTCGGTTTCCACCGGTGGTATAACTTTCGTTTCTACTTTCGTTTCCTCAACAACCTTGGCTGGTTCAATCTTCTCAGTCTCAGTTGCCGGTTTCGTTTCCTTGGTGGTTTCCTCTACTTTTTCAGTAGGCTCATCAATTTCGTCTAGGTTCACTTCCATGTACCTGTCACTCATAACTACTCCCCATAAAATATTCTCACGGTCAATCCACTCCCCGTCCGTGGCCACATTAATTAGTCCAAATCTTTCTTATTTCAGTTTCCATTTTCACTTCTTCGTTCTTTTCGCCATAAGATGCGGTTAATCTAAGTACTTTTGTCAGAGCCTTGATTTCTGATGTAATATCCATTACAACATTAAGAAATCCAGGTTGATCCATGGCTGCACGAAGTTTTAACATTACTTGACCCAATGCTACCTTTAAATCTTCCTGATACAATTTAAAATCCGCGTTATTTGCCAAATCCTTTCTCGCCATTTATCACCTCGCGGGATGTTCTCCTACTGTAAATCCCTCCACGATCTCCGTAGCTATCTTCTTGCGTGCCTTCTCCTCTGCATCAAGAATATCCTTCTGGGTAATCTTATTCATATGTTTCAAAGCCGCATCACGTTCCATATCATCCGTGATCTTCGCCCGAACCATAGATTTGGTTACATCCCGGAGTGCATCTTCCATCATGCGCGGTTCAAGCATCTTATCTTTTGTATCTTTCTGTGCTATCTGTTGACCTGCCTGTTGTTGCATTTGCTTCTGTTGCATATATTGCTGTATCACCTGCACTATTTGTGGATCTGCCGCAACCGCCTGTAATACAACCAAAAACTCAGGTTTGATATATTTCTCTGGATTCTTCTTGTCATACTTGGCAAGTAGCTCCTTGAATAATTCAACAGAATTTGCAAATGGCACAGACACAGCCAACTGAAACAATTCAAGAGCTTCCATACGTTCCATCATATCATTGTGGGAACTATCGCTCACACGTATGGAAAGATTATAATCACCCAAAAGATCCTTGGTATCCACCGGCAACCATTTCTCGCCATCGTTGATCTCGATATCAGTGGGCATAAAATACGCATATAACCGCAAGTCTTCCTCGATAACCTCAGATAACATTTCCTTGAGGCTCTTTGAAAGATAGTTATGTTTTATCTGTCCTTCATTCAAAAGCATCTGCATTCCCGATGCTGTTCCCATGCCCTTTGCCATGGCTGTATCTTCCGTACCAGATGCATAAGAATCACCACCGGGAACAAGCCTACCCATAAATGCCGTAAGCAAATTGACAAACTCAATAAGTATCTGTGCTGTAACACCCAACTTCAAATTATCGATAGCCCTTGGGTCTCCCGTAATACGATTGATACCACCGGGTCCAAACTCTATTTCATCGGGCAAACCCGCCGCATCACTATAGAATAATGGCGGATTGACCTGTATTGTACCCGTATCTATCATCTGATTGACACAGTCATTAATGGCCTTGGCGTGATGCCGTACCTTATGGGGCAAACCCACACCAAATAACCTGTTCCCATCCTGAAACAATTGTATACGCTTCATGGGTTTGCAATTGTAGGGATATGCCTTACGCATATACTGTTTCCTGATTATGGTTTCAGAATCATAGGCCACGGTTAAATAACACCAATCGCGACCTTCTCCCAAATCAAACTTTATAAAACCATTGATGCACTTTATGGGTGCCCGTATAATTTCAGGTTCATCAAACTTACGATCCGAGTCCAAAGGCTTATCATCCTCATCAACAATCGATGTTGCCTCAACTTTTAAATCCTTGGTTATATTTATAAATGGACCGCCATTCTTTTCACTCTTTTCCTCCAAATCCTCATAAGTATAGAAGGAAGTCCATATAATTGGCGTTTCTTCCCAATCGATAATCTCATCTGGTCCATAAATACGCTCCGGCATAATGAACTCGTTGACCACTTTCCAAATCTTAATACTTTGATACTTAACAGAATCCTGCCATTGCGGTTGCGGATCTGAACCTTGCTGCAAAAGTTGTTTAAAGGTTCCTTGATCCCTTATTTCCTCCCCAGAACTCGGATCTATAATCATCTGTCCGGTCTGTCTAACACCACGTTTTATACTATATTCCTCATAACGCGGGAGAATAAAAATAGTTCCATCTACCAACATATTATGTATCATGGGTGGAATTATCTGAGGCCACTTGATATTATGCAGCAATGCCCATTCCAAAAACGCCTCGGTACGTGGCGCGCCTTCCACATCCACCTTGGAATTAGATGTTACTTCCACAAAATCCTCACCACGACCAATAATGGCCGATACAACACGCGGTTCACAATTATCGACAACAATGGTGGGGATCATCATGCTATAGTTCGCACAACCTTCCCAAGGTTCATTTTTGGGTTCTCGGTGCCCATCGTAGGATTCGCGGTCTCCTTTGATACGGTCCATTACTTTCTTGCGATACTCGGACTTATAGTATTCTTCATAAAGCTCAAGAAGTTCTGTCGCCGCCGGATCGGTTTCTATCTTTTCTTCTTTGGGTTCGTCAACATAGACTTCCTGCACTCATCAACCTCCATATCCGCCATATTCGCTATATCTGCGTGATCTACTCTTGCGTTTAGGTTTGGCCGCCTTTTGCATCTGTTGCATGGCTAAAGCTAATGTCTGCATGGCATCTGCGCCATGAGATGACCAATCGTGAACTGGTTGCTCACGATAAATATCCAGCTTTTCATCGTACTGTTTGCGATAGTTTTCCAGACATGAAATAAGTTGTTCGCACCTAACTGAATCAATCCAGCAAAATGGCAATGTATTGCGAACCGCCTCAATGCCATCCTCTTTCGCCCGCACACGCGGAACTAAAATAAAACTGATTCCCAAATCACGTGCCACATCCCGCCGTGACCTGCCGGATGACATTTCCCGCACTTCTATGTCATGCGGCGCGTAATGGGAACCATATATATACTTGTCTTTTCTGGACTTTTCCTGCAATATCTGTGCATAATGGTTTAAACCCACACCATTCTCTTCATAGTAATCAATAAGACGAAACTCTTTGCCAATCTTCTGATAGAAAATAATACTGGTGCTATCATCCATTCCAAGATCCCATGCTGTGTGTACCTGCGCCGATGGATCAGCGGGAACACTGCCAATGCGTCCCTGTTTACTGGCCTGGAAGATCCATTGCCAGTAATATGCCCCACGAACTTCTACGATCTCCCAAGAACCCTCAAGCCATGCAGCCCGCAATTCTTCCGGCAGGGATTCCAAAAACTTAATATAGTCAGGATCTTTCTCCATAAGCACGGGATTATCTTTCACCCGTGCCGGAATGAATATCCGTGACCTACCGGATATAGCATCCTTAAATGGCGTCCCCGGTAAAGCTGGAGATATAAATCTCCGTTTAACCCATTTATGTCCTGGACCATCTGGATTGGTGGTATTAAATACTTGTGGTTTCAAACCATCCACCGTACTACGGCATGAAGCAACAAGTTTCATATACCGTTCTTCGCTGGGTATCTGCGTCAGTTCCTCAATGAGCATCCGTTGATATTCATGACCCTGATACTTAGTATAAGCATCCTCATCCTTTAGATGCCCCGTTTTAAATACGGCTCCACTTGGGAATCTAAATTCGGCTGGTTTTCCAACGGCTTCTCCACCGAATGGTCGATACATCCATTTGGCACGCTCGATCCAATCGGATAGGTCGTCACTGTTTCTTCGGATGACCAATGAACGCAATCTCGGATTATCAATGTCGTATAAAAGCCATACCATTCCAGCATCGGTTTTTCCTCCACCACGGGCACCTCCATATAATATCTCAAACTCTCTACGTTCAAGAGCTTGGCGTTGCTTTGGAAATGCTTCCCAGATCATCTTGGTTTCCGGCTGCGCGCTCACTCCGGCAACCTCTCCGGTACACCTACTGTAACCAAGGTAGCAAATTGCTGATTAATGGTAATTTTATTGTCGTGGATATACCCCAACATTCGGGCCACACTATCCCTGTTTGCCCGTTTATCGGGGAATTTATACTTCACTCCACGCCGCATTACCGTGCTTTTCCCTTGATTATCCTCAGTAATATGCTCAAATATATCAGCACCCGCCAGGGCCATCGCAGTGTCATCATCCAATCCCGTAACATCTTTTAATACCCCATTCTCATCATACAATCGTCTGGGATCAAAATTTATATCCCGCAAATAACTCTCTAGGAGCTTTTCGGGGGTCAAAGATTTACTCTCAAGACGCAATCTTGCCTTTGCAATTAACTCCTGTATGCGTGGATCTTTCAATAAAGAACTACCCTTGGCATAAGCAGTTTTGGGGCTATATCCCGCATCTTTGGCAGCCTGTGTTGCATTCTGTTTGGGATCAGCAATATAAAATTCCACGAACTTATACATCATAGGAGACATCCCCGGAACTTGTCCCCATCTCCTGGGAAGAGTGGGGCTACCCCTCTTTTTTACCAATTGCTTGTCCAACAACAACTCCAAATATACCCGTTATAATAGGATTGATTATCATCGCCATATCCTTGGGAGCATCCACCAAAGCTATGACAACTACCGCACACAATAAATATCCGCCTATGATGGCTATATTTCTATCCAACTTCTTTCTCCCCGATGCACAATTTACCGGTCTGATCAAATTCCATGGCCTGCATAAATGACTTCAATCCCGCCTTCGGACCGGATAGATTTAAAATAGCATTACGCTTATGCAATGTTCCCCATTTCTCGGCCACAAGAATACAACCCAATGTATCTTCTACATTATTACCACTGTGAATCAGTATATCGTCCCTATCTTTCACATCCACAATTTCATACACAGTCCCAAAATGCGGACTGGTAATCTTCTTTAAGTCATAAAAACCATTAGGAATACAGGAAATATTATCCTGATTGTCCCGCCATGGCAATTCCAGCGTAGAACATATTTCAACACCGTCCACGAACAGTGTTCCAAGTACCCCATCTTCGGAATGAAATTTCTTACGTATGACTTTTACCAATTTCACCTAAACCATCCTGTTATGGCAACAATAATAGATTTAATCCACTGGGTATAGCCGGTGCCGTTAGGTCTAATACGAAAAAACAGGGGGTACTCTTCGGTGATTCATTACCTACAGCGTCTAGGGCGGAGAGTTCAAACTTATTCGAGCCCTCGTTGACTGTACATACACCAGTCCAGGCAACCGTAGCCTTACCCGCAATATCCGCAATGGCCGTGTTGTTCAGGTACAGGCGGTATATAGCGGTGTCATCGGTGTTGGCTATCCAGGTTACTTTAAAGTTGCGGGTGGCTGCGAATAAGGGTGATGCAACCAATACTAATAAGACTAGAATAAACAGCTTCTTCATGCTTTTACCTCGTAATCAGTTATATCGTTATACAACAAGATCTCCCTATCCCGCAAGGTAAACCCCTCCATCTGTCGCACATAGGCTTCTTTTTCCTTCTTCAACATCCAGTAAGCATCCTTGGTGGGATTCTCTATGGTCTTGAGTAACCAATCCCAAACATAGGATATGTAAAACATGAATGGATTGGATTTTTCCACTTGTTCTATATGTACCAATTCATGTTTGAGGAGACATTTTGGCGTCTCAGACAAACTACGCGCATAGTATATGTTGGGATAAAGGGTAATGGCTGTTGCCCCAAAATAACCGGGTACTTCACTACAAAAATGCATATGCACATTCCGTTTACGCATTAACCTAGAATTATCCCCTCTTTATCAAAGTCTATGCCAAGCAATCCGCATACATCCTCAATGAATGTAACAGCTTCACGTATAGTAATCTTACCGTCTGAAGCAGCATTCAACAACCTTTCAATTACCGCCAATACAAACTCAGAACCAGTATCATCAAACTTGATGCCTACGGCAGGAGCAAGACGTGCTACCATACCCAATGCTTCCTCGATGGTAATGCGGTTATCCGCCCCGGCCTTGGTAAGCTCATCCGCCACCAAACCTACAATGCTCAATGCCTTCCAGAATGATACTTTCATATTTTCATCCCCTTCCAAATAATGCCATGATCATCAATGCAATGAATGCCAACAGTAAAAATACAAAAAAGATCATGGAAAACCATACGATAAAATTAATCATTTGCTACGCTTCTTACCGGTTGGCTTCCAACCATGTTTCACGGCTTGCGCCACTCGTTCAAATTCATCCCTGGCCTTCTTGGATTTAAAATGCCGAATCTTGCCACTGCTCATTTTTAATCCAGTTGAACCAACTTTCATAATTCTCCTTTCTTACACTTTTAAGAAGTGTAGCAATAATTCTATGGCAACCACAAATACACCAATAGCTGCCGTCCACGTCACCGAACGGGTCTTAATGGTGGTTATATCTTTATTCACACCCGCAACCCAGGTATCGTAATACTTGACCTTTTCATCATAGATATCACTGCGTAGATAAATATTTCGATCTAGGATTACTTGTTGACGCAATTCATTCAACCCCTCAAGTCTCCGTTCCATATTGACCTTTGCTTCATCGAGTGCCGTCTCCTGTGCCTCGAATCTTTGTTCAACCTTTTTACAATGTTCTTCCAAAATGCGTTCAAAGTAATCCCTTAGACTGACGTAATCTCTGCGATCTTGTTCGTTCATCTTCGGTGTGCAACATCTCTTAAAAGCTCTGGCAACCGCTCAAATAGCTTAATTGCCAATTGTGTGTGTGTAGACATCTCAACGAAATACCCGCCTTTTTCGCATTCCAGGGCACGCTCTAGTCGCTTCTTCATGCCGTCCACAACTTCCAGGGCGTCCATGATTCGTTTCCTGTACATCGTTCCCCCCATGGTCGCATGACCAGAACCCTCCCCTCCCCGCGTAAAAATCCACCCGATTCAGCCCGCTTTATATTAACTGGTCCAGAGACCGTTGGGCAAGTTGGGTGTCACTGTTATTCTAATATAGAGATTTACCATGGAAAAAAGCAAGTGATATAAATCAAAGTAATCGATTGGGTCGGTGATCGTTGTCTTTTAAAATATTTAAAGCTCTTTTGATTAATTGTTCTATTCTGGTTTTGCTTAAATTATGTTTTTTGCCTAATTCTACAAAAGTATAATCCTCACAAAAATATTCCTTGAGAAGTATAAATTCTTCCACGAGTAGAACTTTTTTCATCTTTTCTAGCAATTCATTCATCATTACATCAATTTCCAAAACAGAATCATTTGCCGTATAGGGAGAACCTATTTCATCATCGTATTCAGATTGTTCCACATCTGTTTTTTGGGGTGCATAGCGAAAACCCTGCTTTCTTTGGTAAGCCAAAGCAACAAGCATACGTCTAACCACACATCTCTTGGCATATGCTTCCCAATCATCCCTTCCGGGGTCATAGGTTCCTTTCTCACGCAATCCAACTATAAATATCCATCCCTCGCTCACAAGTTCGTCAAACTCCAAAATATCCGGGAATCTATGAAGTACATATCTCGCCATATGCTGTACAAGCGTCAAGTCATCCATTCTTTGCCCTTTTATAGACGGTGTTCGTAAGTATCTCTATAACCCTATGATTCTCTGCGCGAATCTGTTCTTCAGTGGCGGAACGGTAAGTCGCTAAATCAAACATTCGACATAGCAGCACATGACAAACCTCATGAAATGCGGAAGACCGTACTTGTGGTTCATCCAATACAAAACCGGTTTCTCCCCAATCCAGATTCAGGTTAATACGTATGATGCAACTGTCAGTATTCCATGCAATACTGGCTCGGTTGTCACCATTATGAGTATTGGTAAAAACAATCTCCCAATCGTGTAGACCAAAATATTCGATCCACTTAAGACATTCTTCTTTAAAATCAAGAAAAAAAGGAGCCGTATCCATACGATTCTTCATGGTTTTCTCGCTTCCTTATAAAACGGATGCTTGCATCCTATACATAACCAATGTGGACCCTTGCTATAAATCCTGGTTCCTCCACATTTGGGGCATGGGGGTCTGTTATGGACATGACCGGAAAACATGTCCATGTCTATTGTGTAAGTTTTAGCGGTTCTTGTGACGACACGGATACCGGTCTGCGTTCCACTTGGCATTGGATATGCTCTCCTCTCGTTACATCAAATATTGTTATTCCGAAATCAACCCATCCTTGACAAAACCGTGCCCCCCATTTGGTACTTGGCCCTTGTAATGCAGGAGTGATGAGCCCAAAACCCAAAGCAGTATCATCATTCTGTGCATAATAATGCACATGGCTTCGGATAATCACATCCGCTTTGGGTTGTCCATACATCTCGGACCATATCCAAGTCCAAAGTTTATCCCTAGAAAGAGCAGTCTGTCTTCCATGTGGAATATTAGAAGACGAAATATAATGTTTGCAATTAAATATTTTGCCCTCTATATCATACTTGCCTTCATTCTCGATCTTATACGCCTCTACACGTTCGGCAACACGATCTTCCCAATCTTCTTGTGTACCGACATGATAAGGTGTTCCGTATGTCATCACAATAGTATTGGCTCCTGTCTCTTGTATACACCTTGAAGCCATCTCTGCCTGTTCATCGCGATCTGCTGTAATTTGTTCTGTACCACCGCTACGTTCCCCCTTGCCATCTATGCAATCACCATTGACAATAAGTATCTCGATAGGTTTGTATAGATTCAACATATCTAGATAATCCATCCAGAGTTCCTGCTGCATAACAGCCCACTTGGCGCGTGCCGGATTGTCTTCATGGATGGGCCACTGCCAGGATGGTGGAGTTAATCCGGCCCGGTGTCCACAATGCATATCGGCTATGACACATACGCGAGTAGACATTATGCATTCCCCTGTCCATCTACATCTATAAATCGCACCTGCTGCACTGCACCCTCCAATAGGTAAACCTGTTCTACACTTTCGTCAAAACCCCACGCAGAATAATGCACCCCATTGGTCTTGAGATCATGCAGTACAATAATAACCTTCATAGACTTGTCTATCTGTGGATGCTCGGATAACCGTCGCAATGTACCACGGATAGTCTTGTCCTTAAAGATATCACCTACATCTTGCGATACATAACCAAATACCAATGGTTCCGATTTCACCTTTTTGCCGAACATTTTTCATGCCTCCTTGTAGTAGGTATGCCTGCAGCATATGCAACCCTGTACACAAAATCCGGCGATACCCCGTACATCCTAGATATGTCCTTGACGGTATAACGCTGTTGCGCTAATCGTAACGCTACACATTCCGTCATCAATACCCGGTTAACCCTGGAGATGGTTTCAGTCATCCAGTAGAATCCCTCCATCGTCTTAGGGTTCTCAATATCTCCACTTGACGATTAATATGCTCGGCATGCGATATTCCCCAATTCGTTGATAATATAAATCTAACCGTTATCCAATAAGTTAAATTCTTGGGTATCCTCCATGCCAACCAGATGTAAATCTTTTCCATCACTCCTCACCCTCCCCTGGATTAGTCTTCGCCTTCTTTACGCCAATGAGATTGCTCAATGAATTTGCACCCATTGACGAGCTTGAATGTTATCTCCTTGCCGTTGGGATTCAATACATCCCATGCTTTTGCCTTGACAATCTTTAGCTTGCCTTGCCCCATTGCAAGGTATAATCGTGGTATCTCCAACCCAAATTCCTGACCACGTCCCATATCCGCACCCCACTTCTTCTGTACAGCCACAACCGCCAAACCATTGTCCAGCTTATCAAATATGGCATTCAGATATTGAGATATAAGCCAGAAATTATCAGTCAACTGCATGTAGTCTATAAGATTTAAACCATCAGGATCAATTACATCCGAAAAGTTACCGTTGCGTTCAAAAAACTCCACACCCGTCCAATCATTCAATGTGCCATCAAATTTATCCAATCTCACCCGTAATTCCTGCGGACCCATCTCGGATGAAAAGTATTTCACTTTATGATTGGGAAACAATCCCTGGTTGTCATGGGCTGTGTTCAACAAGAAAGCACTCTTCCCGGAATTGGGTTCACCTGCAATGATAATAATATTTTTGGGGTATATGACCACTTGCTTTTCCACACCCAGGGGCCATCGTATCTTGACAGGTTTTGTGTTTGCCGCCAATACATCCAGTTGGTTGCAATAATCATCACGCCTGCGATAACAACCACGCCTATTGCCATACCTCTCAATCAAACCCTCCTTGGCAAAACGCGCCAATGCATTCGTAAATTGGTGCTTGTCATTCCGTGATGCCAAATCAGCCCAACGTATACCCTCTGATGCCATAAACACGCCAGGTTGTGCCAACGCCCATTGCCGCGCTAAATCCGTAATCCTCTTATCCATGTCATACTTACCAGGTTTCTCTATGGATGGTATGACTATTTCTTTGCTAAATTCCTTAATCAAATCAGCTATATAATCAGCCTGATCTACACTAAAACCACCATAAGAAAGCCTGTCCTTCAAGTCCCATAATGCATCCCTACTTAGGCCAATCATTCCAGATTGTGCATCATTATGCATATCCTGGTCTTCTCTTCCTTCTCCCCCTATAACCCCCTCTTCTATCTTATCTGTATTAATACTTATAATACTAGAAGCTGTACTACTGTTAGAAGCTAAAGTAGTACCCTCCTCTAAGAGGGTACTACGTGTATTACTAGAAGCAGTTGTTTGTTCTTTACCAATACGTACAGCTGTACTAAGAAGAGTCAACCCCCCTAGCCCTCCGTTAGCTTCCGTTCCCTCGGTCGTTGATGCTCCCTCAGTCACTCCAGCCGCTACGGGCTGTCCCCCCCAAGGGGGACCACCTTTAGGAAGAGAATCAGGATCTAACCCATCCAACCCCCGCGTGCTACGCACGCTACCCCCTTCAGGGGGTTTAATACCCAAACCAGTGCTATCGGGTGAGTGTTGCCCACTTACTAACTCACCCCTACCTTCCTCTATAGATTCTTTTGCCCTACGAATCAAATCAAACGGTATGTCAATCACTTCTGCTTTTTCGATGTTCTTATCGATAGAAACAATATTACTACCTGGGAAGTTTTCTAAAATATTTTTTAAATTTTTTGGAGGTGTCTCTTCCTCCATGAATGGCTTTTTCACCTCCACCGCTCCACCGGTAACCGGATCTGTGGCGAGGGTGGCGAGGGTGGTCTCTGCTATGTCCATATCGTACCTATAGAATGCATCAAAGGACAGCTCTTGCCTGTCTGTCTTGAATGCAGGGATGCGCCATGCCTGTGGTATGATGCGCTTGATGAGTGCATCCTGTAGTGCGCGTATGCGTACAGCTCCGGGACCATTGGCATCGATGGGCAAGAGGATCGGTGTTTGCCCGCGCACTTGCTTGAGCCAGTCGCCCGTACCGTCCATGTAGACGACAGGTAGGTCCAGGTTCTTAATGATCCGATAGTCCGGGATAGTTAGGGCCAGGAAGGTATTAGACATGCATGGTATCCTCCATGCTGGAGGTCTCTAGCACAATCAAACGGACTTGTCAATCATATATGCCTGGGTGATCTTTATGCCCTCATCGCAGCTATAGGCAAGCTCGACCAAATACCCAGCCTTGTTTAACCTCTGCGCCCATTCCTGTTGCGCTTCATCGGGCCTGCGTCCCCTACGCTTAAATTCAATAAAGAGCCCATAGAATCCCCCCCGTGCAACCGGGATGAATACATCGGGAACCCCCCGCCGCATGCCTTCTGCTCTCATATAGTTGGCTAATGCATACCCCCGCTTCCCGGCGTTTGGTATTGCAAAAGCATTTTCCAACTCCGGCGTTTTTAGACACCACGTCATAAATGCGGATTGCTCTGCGTGCTCGGTGGGTATGGCATTGATAACCTTGGGTTTTGTCCGCTTCATTTCACGACCCCCTTGCGCCGTTTGTTAACAACTTTCACAGTCATGGTTTTGGCCCGTCCATGTAAACATATATCTCATTACAATCCTGCTCGCTGAGGATGAGCTTATTATTGCAAAACAGCAGGAAACCATACGTTTCATCATACCGCAATTCCAGAACATCCGTTTTATGCTCCCTGATAATCTTGATTTTCATATGTTACCCCCTGTTTCGATGTCTATCATGTATCGGTGAACATGTCAAGCTGGTTTAGTTATATGGTGAGTGAGTGCTCACTCTCTTAATGTGATTCAATTGTCTACTAAGTTAGTATACAAACCAGGGAAGGGCTCTAGTTCTCGTTCTAGGTTTTAAAACAAAGTTAGCTAACTGGTTTTAGGGGTGGCATTGTCTACCAAATTAGTAGAGAATGGTTGCTCACTTTGGGGGATTGCTTGATGGATGTTTGATGGTTGTTTGATACTTCGATACTTATCGAACAATCGAAAGGACCATTGGCATGTGAATTGATGAGAATGGTTCGCAACAAATATCATGCCAAGTGGGTGATTTGGGGGTGTATGCAAACCGCGTGCCACAATTATTTTAGCTAGGCGGGGCCTGGGTGTGCGGGGGAAATTACAATATATGTACATGGGTTGGCACGGTTCTATCACCTATATATATAGAAGGACAAAAAGAGGGAGGACAATATGAAGTGGCAAGAGAAATTGACCAAAGAGGAATTAAAGCATGTCCGGGATTATTGTCGTTACGGTGCCAATCCGTCCGTTAAAGAATTTAAGTCGCTGCGCTTACGGCAAAAAGAGCGCAACAATGATGCCTGTTTCCTGTGCCGCTCCATTGCAATCAAGCTCGGATTAGAAGAATGAGGGGTATGGAGTCATACGGGAGTACTACAAACTATTTAACCTTGCCCACGTGGTAAGGCAAAAGGGGGTATAAGATGGGGTATGAGATGATGATAAAAGTAGTGGCGAGTAAATTCCACGGCGGAAGGATAGTGTATGAGGGCAAATCATTGCAACAGGCAATCCGGGCAGCTCGGAGGATTGATTGTAAATCGTGCAAATGCGGAGGTCCGTTGATCGAGCGAGAGGATGGAGCGATCCTGTTAAACTGGCACGCAGTAAAACCGTTTTTTCCAGCCAATGATTATTATTGGGAACATTATTGATCCTTGTTCATGCCCTTGACCTGGGAAGGGTTGAGGGCATTATAGAAGGATTAAAAATATAGGGAGGGTAAAGACATGAGTGCGTACATAGTAGAAGATCACAATAACATTAAGGGAAATACAACACGACTTGGCAGATTATATCCTTTCACGTTCACTTGAATATGAAAAGGCTTACTGGGGTTAATCACTGCTCGGCGCTCTCGTAGGAGGCGAGGGCGTTCATGGAGTGATTAAAAAACAAGGGAGGCTGTAAAATGAGTATGCATAGAATCGTAAACCAAAAGAGTAAGATTTACATGGATGTTGAAAAAACGGAAGGGATGTTTGACGGAGACTGGAAGGAGAATTACCCGCACACAAAGGGTGCGGATTGGTTAGATGTAAGTTCATACCGCCTTATTGAAGATGACAGGGCGGAGGGCATTTATTTTGTTTATGAACTATGCAGGGATGGAGGTATGTTTCAGCTACTGGTGGATATAAAAGAACATACACCCGACAAGATAAGATGGGCATCTGAGAAACTGTACCGAGATAGGGACGTTGTGTCCTTGGATGTGCTTAGGTTCAAGAAATTTGAACTGTAAAGGTTTACTTACCAGTTGAAGGAGTGATTAAAACTAAAGGAGGATTAAGACTATGAAAAAGTATTATATTACCAATCAAAAGGATTTACGGCGTGAGTTCTGGGCAACACATCCAACAGCCAGCCATAAAAGATACAAATATGGCAATACAAATGAGCATAATGATTATGTCACAGATACCCGCTGTATGTGGGTGGACTGGCTTGACTATATGCAGAAGTCGGGCGAGATCAGCCAGGCGTTGGCAGAGCGGGCGACACTATGACAAGCTATGACATGGCGGGGGGGGTATAATCACCTTGCCCCCCTCTAAACTTTGCAGCCTGGGGCATACCAGGGACAAAAGAAGGAGGAATATATGTTAAAGCTTAACGGTGATGTTTGTTTATCGGTCGTGGTGGAGAATAAGGTGGTCATGGAGGTATCATATAAGATGCCCCTGGAGATAGAGTCTGGTGATATATCATCCTTGCAATTAGAGCTTGTTAATACGGAAGGTATATCTCCAAAGGAAAGGGAGATTCAACTTTTCAGGGAAAGCCTGTTTAAGTTTCTGGATAAAACCCTAGATCATAATAAGGTGCTACAAGATATAATCAAGCGCAAGTACGATGCCCTACGGGGTGAACCTACAGCGGCTCAGATGGACCAGGTAGACCGGCAGCTTGAAGCCATGCGCTTGAAACACGATGGGGATCTAGAGGCAACCAATCGGTGGGTAGATGATTATAATGATTTTATTATGGGACGGATCGGGTCGGATATAAGCGTAAGAGGAGGCAAGCCATGACCAAGAAACAACGAGATGCCCTGATGATTCTGATAGAGAATGCATCAGCAAATGTAGCTGGAACGAGTTGTGGAATAAGACCCACTGTGACCGATAAGAGACAACTTGAAGTAAAGGATGCTATCAAGGTGTTCTATAAGCAGGCGTATGGAATTGAACCGGATAGGAGTGTCTGGTTTAATTTGGGATTACCGTGTGATTAAAGGAGGCAAGCCATGAAAGGGAAAATAGATAACCGGGGAAGTTTGTATATTGAAAGAGGCGGGGTTATTAAACGGCAATTTTGCCCCTATGCTGGCATTCCCGACAATGTGGACTGCGGCGATTGGTGCCCGCTGTTTGGAGAACCCGAGGAATCTATCGATAATAAATTGTTTTACCTTGATATATGTCGCGAGACATTATTAGTTTTTGATTCATTCACCGATGAGAGGCCCCGGCCATGACCCGCCGCCAGATAGCATTTATCCTCGGCATGTTGGGCTTCTTTCTGGTGTTCTGTACACTGGATAATGAAGGCCCGTTCTGGCCGATCCTATGTTGTCAATTAACGGGGTTAGCGTGTTTTATGGTAGCGATATATCTAGGGGGTGGGTATGAAAGATAAATACAAGGAAATCGGCGAACTTGATCTTATAATGCAAGCAATTACCCTTGCCATTGATGCACTTTATGAAATAGCAGAATCAAAACACGAGTGTTGCATTAAAGCAGAACATACCATAAGAAAAATATCAGAAATTTTAGGAGTAAAAAATGAAAAATAAAACATGGCAATACCAGGAGAAATCTGCACGACTACAAGAATCAGAAGATCGCGTCAACAAAAGAATATGCAGCGAGCGTAGCCTATTTAATCGCAAGGTGGAGCAAGATATTAAGGGGTATATAGCCAGTAGAAAATTAAGGGGGGCGAGAATATGACCATGCGTACCGAACGAAGTGAGATAGATTTTCATGAAGATGAGCAAGATCGGGTAACTGGATACTGGTATTTGCGGCAAAGATTGCATAAGATAGTACAAGAAGGGTTGAAAGATTTGAAAATAATGCTTGACAACCCTGAAAAAGAGGAGTAGGGGGAGAAGCACATGGAGGATAAAATAATGGATAAGGACGCAAAGCGTAAATACGATAAAACCAAGGCACACCAGATTTATTCCCTATCTGATGGATCAATTGTTGACGGTGTTACTA